TTTTATAAGACCACCATTAAGATTAGTAGCGTTTCCTGCTACTAAGCTAGTTGCTCCTGCCGCATTGAAATATAACGTATGGTCATTTGAGGCAAACGTCATCGTAACACCGCATGAATTACTGCCGTCTGCTCTAGAAAGACAAAACGTACCGCTACCTGTTACATCAGGACTTGCCCTTTTAGTAGTCACAAAACGAATACCTCCTCTTGCCGCTGATGTTGTATAACATTGAGCAGGACAAGCCATACTGGTTAGTAACTGAATATGTTCATAGTACCTCTGACACAACGCCAGTTCTTCACCGTAACTGCGATGCTCAAACGGGGTAGAGACTGTGCCGACTTCTAGTTGGACGCCTGTGATTTGCCAGTAGTTGTCTGTGCTAGAAACCAATCCAAAGTTTGTTCCATTTCTGTCTGCACCATCAAGAGCTTCCCACGCAGACGGTACAGTTCCGCTAGTAAATGTTGTTCCGCCATCTAGCCAAAACTCCAACGCCAAACTTTTAGCGTTATCGTTATCCAAGGAACCTGTCGTATCTGCGGGGAATGTAATAGTTTTATATTCCCAAGTATCTGCGCTGTTAATAGTGTATGTGCCGCCAACTAATCTAGTATTGTCATGATCCCTAAACCCAACAGTTCCAGAAGTTGTTTTGTTAGACTTAACCCAGAATGATAATGTTGATTGCTTGGCATCAGATGTTCCTTTGCCAAGTTGTTGAACATCTTGTCCTTCCATAGCGTACTCAAAAAACAAGTAATGATTTGCTGTAACTGTGTCAGCTACATCGCAAGATACTTTTAAGCTATTTGCAAATCCAGAAGGGGCGTCAGATACTTGCTGTAAATCAAACTGAGATGTTCCCCCAAGACTTAAAAATAATTGCCATCTGTCGCAAGCAAATGCACCCCCGCTTGCCGATGTGATATTCAAGTTATCAGCACCACGCTGTGCCACCTGCATCGCACCATTGATGATGAGATTCCTGCGGCCACCGATCTGGCCGATGTCCAAGCCTGCTGGATCAATTTTGCTAATCGTCATACTGGCTCCTCCGGCCAGACCACATCGTCTAGGCTCGTGTATGTCTCTGTAATATCCCGCAGTGCTTGGCGGTAGGCTGTCTGTGCCGTTGTCATCGTCAGGTCAGATGATGCCCACCAGTCTGTGTTAGCGAGACGTTGGTTGCGTTCGGCTCGGAGTTGTTGCATCGGATAGGCGTTGACCAACTCGTTGTACTTTGCGTCAAATTCTTCTTTCGTTGGCTTAGTTACACCGTCTTGAATGACAATGGCGTGTTCCCAACACATACGCTGATCGTTTGGAATCTTGTTTCCATCTGAATCAACCTTTGCCCATCCATACCAGTTAGGAGTGTCAGGACGCAGTGCCTTCAGAGCCTGTTGTACAAAATCTGGTTGCATCTTAGGTGTCTCCTAGGCGAATAAAAGTCAAGCCTGTATATGTAGTTCCGGTATCTCCATTAGCTTGAGCCGAAGTTTGAGAAGCCGCCGCTAATCTAAATTTATGCGTTGTTGTAGATGTGACATCAAAAATAATTGACCCGTACATACCACCATAATCATTTGAGGATTGCCCGCCGTCGATGATAGCTGAAGCAGTAAGCCATGTTGAATTATCGGTTGTGGTTTGTATATAACCTTCAAAAAAAGCATTAGTTCCGCCACTTGCCCGATAATAAATTTGGCATTGTATCAACCAATGTCCGGTAGAAGGAAAAGTAAACACACCTGACGCTTCACTCATTCCTGTACCAATTTTACCAAATCCGGCTGTATCCACTCTTTCCCAGTTTGCATCTAAAACTAAGAAAGATGTGATGCCCGTAGCGGTTGCGGCCAGTCGCCAAGCGTCTGCTTCAGTAATTCCATTCGCAAAACCAGAGAACAGCTTCGCCGCAGTCACTGCACCGTCATCAATGTCCGCAGTGGCGATCCCATCACCAAAGTTCGCTATGTCTCGTGCTCGGGTCATGCCTCATCTCCTTGTAATGCAGTTGGCACTACAGCTTTCAATTCATCTGGTGTAGTCGCCGCCGCAATTGCAGGATCATCTGTCGCATCACGCAAGGCTTGCTTCTTCGCCGCAATGGTTGCCTGTAACTCTGTGTCGCCCTGTTCAACTGCTCGCATGAACTCCACGTCCAGTGCGGCTAGCTTAGGGTTACGTTCTGCACGGATCATGTCTTTCTTTATGTCTCGTGCCTTGTCCATATTGACAGTAATCATTCTGCTGTCTCCGGTGCTACATAATCTGGATGCTGTGGGTCAGTGATAAACATATCGTGTTCGCCACCAGTGCCATCAGTCAGGTCAGCTTCGTCCACTTCCCACGCATTACGGAATGTGCGATCCGATGGAATGTCATCGGCTGAGACGATCTTGTATGGTTTTCCTGCCGGTACGTCTTTCTCTGCGATTTCTTGGATGGTGTGAGACTTCAAACATTCCTCTGTCGGAATCAGAATACTAACTTCACTATCAATTTCACTGTCTTGGTTTTTGTAAATAATACAGTTCATGTTTTTCTCCTAGCGGAATACTGCAACACTGACACGGTTTCTATCGACTTTTGTTCCAGTAAACGTCATCACAAAAATCTGAATTGATCCAGAAAGGACTGTATCTTCCCTGTAAAAAACACCTGACGAATTACTTTGAGTTTCTGTTCCACCACCTTTAGTCGCATTAGCAGTTGCAGAATAATTATTATCAGGCATTGAGGTAGTAAAGTTCACCGTGTAATGTCCAGTACCGTTATCGGTAATGCTAGACACGTTTCCGCTTCCCGAAATTGAAGGTGTGGCCGCCGCTCCGTCAATCTGCACCCACGCACGACAGCCATACGCTGTGACGGCAGAGCCGTAGCCGGAGTTGAACTTGAAGTTACCCGACTGGTCAAACTCGCCCTGAGTTGTACCGTCATCGTCACGAATCTTTAATGGGTTTGTTCCGCTAGAGCCGTTCATCAGGAAGTCCCAACGGGTTGTCCCTGCCTCTTGGAACTGAAGGAGACAGTCACGATCCGTGTCAACATCAAGCGCAACATTCATCGCCCCTGCTTGGTTTGATTCAATCTTGACCGTTGTTTCCCCTGCGGCTGTTGCCAAAACGTGGAGTGGATTAGATGGACTAGCCGTCCCAATCCCTACACGATTCTCACTCGCATCAACAAACAGTGTGCCGCTGTCTACGTTAATGTCGTCAGAGAAGGCAACGACACCTGCGAATGTACCACCATTCGCCGCTGACACCGTATCCGCAACCGAGAAGATGTCATAGGCGACAATCTCAATGATGTCATCGGCCGCCGCACCGGAGGTGAGCGTGACAGATGTTAAGGTCGTGGCTGTGTAGTCCGTGCCTGCAACGAGCAACACACCATTCAAATACACATCAAGGTACTTGGAGTCTGCATAGGCGAGCGTCTGACCATTGTCATCTGCGCCACTAAACGATGTCTGGCTTGCCGTAGCGGTATAGTAATACCGATTACGAATGCCAAATCCCGGTGCTTTGCCTATGTATGCCATCTTAGCTTCCTTGTTGTTCTGCCATAGCCGCTTCAGCCTCTGCTTGACGTACAGCCGCAGTCTTTACGATGTCGTTGTCAAACGCATATGCCACAACTTCTTCACGAGTTGCAGGAACTTGGATACCGTTGTCGAGGCAGTGTTTGACTGTAATGTCTACAATCTCATCATTGGCAATTCTTGCGCGGTTGGTAAGTGCATTGTCTGCCCAGTTTTGAGGAGACACTGCCGCATACTCAAGACCTTTAAGTTGTGTATCTGTGAGTTGTACTGTGATTGATGGCATTTGTGTTTTCTCCTTAACCTACCAGTCGACCTGTAAAATAAGTGTACGGGTCACTAGCGGAACCCTGCATCACAAAGCTCGTGTTTACTTCAGTTCCAACCTCTACATAATCATTTGCTGATAACTCTATGGTTAGATTGGTATTTACTTTGAAGTAAGCGGGAAAAGTTCCACCGCCCCAACAACATACGTTTCGACTTCCATTTACCACAATTTCGGCACTAACATATGAGAGAGTTACCCCTGTTCCTGTATTCCCTAAGTTAAATGTAAACTCATATAAGCCGTCAATCGGAGCAGTAAAGCGTTTAGTAGAGGTATTGTAGTATCCACCTCTGTTGTGCAGTGTTCCCCAAGTTCCTACTATGAGATTTGTGCCACCTGGCTGAGTGGCATTGCTTGTAAGATACGCCAAGAAAGCAGGCTGATTCGGCATCGTGACACGGCCTGCAGAGTCGATGCGCATTTTTTCATCTGCAACATCGACCACGTTGGATATATTTGTTCCGTCTTTGATATTAAAAGTTATATTGCCAGACCCACCGCTTGCGCCACCGCCAACAAAAGCAATTGCGCCACCAACACCAGTGCCATTCACATCTGCTCTATTGTGAAAACCAAGAGCGGCGATACTGTCATTAGAACTGTGTGAATTATTGATTTGAACGCCAAAATCAAAAGCACTAGTGCTAGTAGATGCAGTTTGTGTTGTCAAATGACTATTTGGACTCGTTGTCCCAATCCCCACCGCATCAGCACTCGCATCAACAAACAGTGTTCCGCTGTCGATGTTCATATCACCAGTACCGGTGATCGTGGACGCATCAATGGCTACCCCCGCCGGAGGCACAATCTGCTGTACCGCAGGACCACGGTGAATCACGTAGATGTTGTTGGTTCCTGTGACAGGAGCCGCTGTGAAAGACAGCGTCGTGCCTGAGATGGTGTAAGCAGTTGTGGGTTCCTGTTGCACGTTCTCAACAAAGACTTCCACAGAGTTAGTGGTCGCAGGAATTGACAGCGTGAAGTCCGTAGTCGAGTCGTTGCCAGAGAATGTGTCTTTAGCAACCGGTGAGTAGGCTTCTGCGGGGACGTTACCTATGAAGGACATTAGGTGATCTCCAAGATTGACATAATCGCATCAATTGATGATGCAGTGTCTGACTTAACCTTAATACTATCATTGGTGACCAACACAACCTTTTGGTCTCCACCAACCACCACCAAAGAAGAACCCGCAGGAATCGGGGCATCTTTTACCATGTAGGTGTCGTTTGATCCATCGTTGAGTGTAACGTCAGCAAGAACCTGTGACGCTGTGCGGTTAGAAAGCGTCAAGCCAATAACCGTTGTCTGTGTAGAAGCACCAACCGTATATGACCCTACTGATGTGAGGGAAGTGCCGATACTCCGCGAAAGTTTTCTAGTAAAAGTGTTTGCCATGTTTTACCCCAATGCGATTGCCAGTGCGACCGCCGTTCCCGCAGGTTCAGCACCTAGATTTGTTAAAGCCGCCGATGCAGTAGACGCACCAGTTCCACCATCTGCAACAGCCAAGTCAGTGATGCCCGTTACACTACCGCCTGTAATACTAGCATTACTCATAGATAAGTTGTCACTAATACTTACAACCGCCGCACCAGAGCCTGCTCCATCACAATAAACAATCGCTGTTTGCCCGTTTACTACGGTGACATTACTGCCACTACCTTGAGTAACTGTAATATCACGGCCACCAGACAACCCGTTTTCAAACAAGAAAAACACAGAAGAAGTGTTAGGACCAACAGTAAGAGTAACCGTGCCGCCTAAATCCCCGCCATCTACAAACTTAATGGCGCGGAACATGCCATCTTCTACATTGCTTGCACCGGAACTAGGTGAGCTAGGGCGTACATCAAGTGTGGAAGTAGTGCTAGAAAGGGTAACAGACTTATAGCCTGCCAAGCGATCAAAAATGTCAAAGTTAAAGTTGGTGGTATCCCCCCAACTACCTGACTGTTCACCCGTGGCGGGTTTTTCTATCGCTAAGTTTGTAGTAAAGGTACTTGGCATTTATCACTCCTACGCCGCAATTTCGTCCCAATTAGGTGTTTGCGATGGTGTTACAGAAGACCAACCTGGACTCTGCGCGGGTGATATACCAGACCAGTTAGGGTTCTGGTTTGGATCTATCTGACTCCAAACGAACACCGTACCAGTTTGACCCGTGGCTGAAACTCCTGTTGGAAGAACAGTGGCCTCAGCAACTACCGTCACAGTACCAGTTTGACCTGTTGTTGACAATCCCGTTGTTGGAACATTAGCATCACCGCTAATCGTTGCCGTTCCTATTTCTCCAGTTGCAACCGCTCCTGTTGGGAATACATTGGCATCTGCCGTTGTAGTGATAGTGCCTACGTCAGCCGTGGCAGACTCACCGGTAACGCTGACATTGGCATCAGCATTGATTGTAACAGAGCCTACTAAGCCAGTGGCATCTATTCCTGTGGCTGGGACGTTTGCATCGGCAATAATATCAACAGAACCGATCGACGCTGTAAGCGCGGGACTAGTAACATTAACATTCGCGTCAGCAGAAACGAGAACACTGCCTACATTACCTGTGGCAGTAATTCCTGTAGCAGGAGCATTGGCATCTGCTGATACATCAACAGAGCCTGCAGAACCTGTTGCGGCAGAACCAGTAGCTGAAACATTAGCTGTTCCCGTAACGGAAACGGAGCCTGTCGCGCCTGTGCCTACTTGTCCTGTAACAGAGGTATTAGCATCAGCGGAGACAGTAACTGAGCCAACACCTGTTGTCGCGGCAATACCCGTTGTAGGAACATTAGCGGCGGCATCAACAGTGACACTGCCAACATTACCAGTAGCTGAAACACCAGTGAGTACAACAGGAACGCCTTCGTTCCATGCACCTTCACTCCATGTGCCTCTACCCCATCCAGTAATGTTCGCCATAACGGGTTACTCCCGTTAAGCTATTCGAATAATAGCGTTAGAAGCGTCAGCAGTTGGGAACTGGATAGTAAAATCACCTGCTGTTGATGTTTTATCACTGCCAAAGTCGAGGACAATCACTGAATCTGTAGTGCCTGATCCACCACCTGTTGTGGTGTTATAGATCAACGCACCGCGAGCAGTAATAGTAGCCGTGGTAAATGTCTCATCCGCAAAATCGGTAAACGCTGTCGTGCTACTTGTAGTCGGGTTGACGTTGGTCAGTGCTTGACCACCTGCTGAGTAACCTGTACCACTAACTTCATTAGAAGTTGTATAATCGGTTGTAGAAGCACCTAAAGTTGCGGAGCTTGTATACAACGCGACATTAAAAGTGTGGCCTGATGTACGGAAATCGTGCTGTCCTTCAAGCAACTCTTGCTTGAAAGAAGTACACATTGCTTGTGTAATTGCCATATCAAAGTCTCCTTATGAGTTCGGCGAGTTCTGGTTGACCTGCATCCTTGAGGGCGTTATATACAGTAGTTCTGTCACTACGAATAGCCTCCCTCATATAAAAAGCAACCACTTTTTCAATGTGAGCTTTGAAAGCGTTTGCCTGATCTCGGATTCCTGGATGAGCAGAATCTGAGACAGATACAATCTTGCGAACACAACGTTCAGCAACTTCTTCAGGCGTAAAACCACGCCCTTCTGTTGTTTCAACAACCACAAAGGGTTCTTGTGGAACTTCTAGTTTTAACTCAAACATTAAGTTCTTGGCCTTTCTGGTAATCCACGACGGTAAGCATCAGCGTTTTCACGCGCCTCCGCCAAGTCTTTAATGCGACCAATAGCCTCTATAAACCGACCATTGTACAGATCCATCAGATCTTTTTCGCCTTTCATAAAAGTATATGCTTCAACAAGACTTCCGTACAGCATAGCGTTAGGAGCATTTTCACTCAGCCATGTAGTACCTGAACCACCTGCCGCAGTCAAGCTAGATGGGCGATAATAGTAGTGTAGCTCTACCGCATAATCTGCATCTGGTGTAGGTGCAACAATAAAGTTGGTCGTGTCAAACCGCGCATAGTATCTAGGTACACCTGTGACGGTTGCATCAGGAGCAAACTCTTGGCAAAAGTTCACGTCTTTCTGCAATAAGAACTGCTTGTCGCCAGACACCGTAATAGACAAACTAAAAGAAGCCAGATAGTCCGCAGGACAGTTAAGATACTGATTACCTGTGGTCATGGTAGCTGTCTGGTTACGGCGGAAATACTCTAGATCAACCGTAGTAAAAATACGTTGTTCGGCAGACTGAATAAAATTATTTAGGTTGTTTACAAACGTGGTCTCTGTATTCTCACAGTAGTCTTGTATCGCCTGTTTTAATTCGGTCAAGGTATAGCTCATGAGATCACCACTGTAACTAGCCCTACCTGCGTGATCGCTTGTAATGGCTTACTTTCATTAAACACATTTTCGCCAACAGCCACAACCATTGGCTCAACTCTAGCAGGGCGTGGGTCATACAACGCCTGAGGCTCAAACGGTGGTGGGCTAGGCTCTAGCTGAGGGTGCTTTGGTTCGTAGCACTCTTGGCAAACCCTTAAACCGTTCCATTCTTTGCGTAGTTCTAGGTAGCGGTACTCAAAACCGCAACGGTCGCATATCGCAAGTGAATGTTTCCCGATCGCATACTTCATGAGATAAACGTGTAATAGTCCCTACTTGGTGTAAGGCTCAAGCTCGCACGGTCACGGTCTTCTGCCGCCGCCCGCTCAAACTCTTCTTCGTACACCGCCTTCAAAATTTGGATACGATCTGGTGCTTTTTTCATCGCCAGATAATACGCCAACCCCGCCGCAAGACAGGGATAAAAGCGAAAAGGCAGATCCAAGGTGTTAGTTTGAACATCAGCGTCGTCCATACGCACAAGTCTGTCGTACACTAAAGTGTACGTCGTCGCACTGTCTGGAGTAGGCCATAACTTGATTTCTGGGTTAATCTGCCGATCCATATAATATTGTGTAGGACGAGCCTGTGTGTTTTTGCTAGGGATATTGATATAAGCGTCCCTACTCACACGAGTCAAAATAATGTCTGACTGGTTAGACTGTCCCGCATTTGTACGAATAACCGCACTCAACACATCAATCGTATCTGCACCCAAGGCATAATTTGCTGTACCCGCAGTGAGTGCCGTTGATGTTTGCTCGATTGTCCAACGGTTTAAACCTCGGTTAGCCCAGTCTGCCAAAAGCAGGTTAAGCGACCTCTTTGCGGTTTTAAGGTCGTAACCAGTACGCACCTCAGAGCCGCAACGCTCAAACGCTTCCTCGATGTAGTCAGCTACATCAAGTTCAAAATCTTTAGAGCCAGAAGTCGCCATGAATTAACCCCTTATGAGCAAGGTCCTTTGACCATTTTGCCACCGTTTTTCATTTTCTTACGCGCTGAGCCACCATAAGACATTTTCTTACGACCCATCATCATACCGCCGCCCATTTTCTTTGCGCGACCTTTGTTTTCTTTCATTTCGTCCATTTCTTTCATATTCTTCATGATTTTGCACTCCGCTTTTTGGGTTTCATGATATGTGCATCAACTTTAGCGGCTTTACCACCAGTCAGTACACTGTTTACTCGCGCCATTGCCCATTGGTTTGGCGTAGTCCCTGGACGATGCCCAGTCTTGTATGCCGCAAGCCCTTTACGATAAACCTGAGCCAATTGACCCGCAGTTACCTTTTTGCCCTTTTTACGAGCGGCTTCGGCCTTGTTTGCTAGAGCTTTCTTTACGCTTTCACTTAGTGCCATCAAGCTCTCCCATACGTTTTCTTAAACTTCTTGGTGTACTTAGACTCTTTAGTCTTGCGTCTTTTTCCGCTCGCCGTAAAGTCTGTTTTGAACTTATACGCCGAAGGGTCGTCATCTTTTTTCTTACGGTTACGCTCAATCTCTTTTTTACGCTTGGCCTTTTCCGCAGGACTTAATCCTGCTAGGTATTTTGCAGGAACTTTGGCTTTTTTCCTCTTAGTAGAGGGTGCTTTAGTCACCTGCTTGCGTGTTTGAGATCGAGTAATCGCCATTACTTACTGCCAATATGTGAAATAATTTCAACTAAATTATCACTACTAAGAACACCTGCAAGCACGAGCGCACCCGCCAACATCCACTTAGCTTGGAAAACAGCTTTTTTGACATCTGTCATATCACTGTGCAACTCATCTACTTTGCTCATGATGTGCTTTTGTTGTGTTTTCCACTCTGTAAACTCAATTTCCAGATCATGTAAGTCTTTATCGGCCATGAATTTCACCTCACCATGCCTTACAAGACCAGTACCGCGCACTGAACTTATCTTTAGCGGTTGAGCAGTTGTGCCTAGCCCTAAACGACTTACGTCTCGCGGGCTGATCTTTTTTAATAGACATATTAGGGTCACCAAACCGAACGAGCTTGACTTGGTCGCCTTTTTTAGCAAGGACTGCTGACTTTTTGGGACCGTTTGGAGTACGCTTGGGTTTATTATAGCCACTGAAAGTTTCTCCCCTGTACTGTAACCTCCCGCTAGGCGTTCGCTTTACGTTTTTGGTTGAAGCCATTACAAAGCATCTCCGTTTTTAATCAGTATCCCCTCAAACACCGCCGAAATCGCATTGTTTTGGTTTTTACTACAGATAGCACGAACTTCAACATCTGACTTTTCGGGGATTTTTAAAGGTTGTGTGAACGGGAAAAGTATTTCTGAGCCGACAAGATCGACCTTAACTTGGGTGCGGAAAACACCCCCAGGACGACGAACCATAAAACGAACTGTTATGTATGCGCCTGAAGTGTCTGTACCATGTGTTGCCACACCTTGTGTGACGTACAAGGTTTGACCTACGGGAACCGTATACACAGCCATAAGGGTTTGGTTTTCGTCTGCTGTAACACGAGCATACGTTGTGCCGCCATTAGCAATGTTTACATTGCCTGCAGGAGCAGTTGCGCCACTGACATACGCCCTAAAAACTCTTAGGAACAAACCTGTCGTAGTGGCTGTACCACTTGCATTAAGTGTGACCTCTTCTTCTAGCTCTTCATAGTTAGCATCTAAACCGCTAATTAAAACCTTTACGCCAGAATCTGTTGCACCACTTGCGCTTGTCGCTGTCATAGCAACCGCAGAAGATGGGTACGAGTACAGACCGCCTACGTCCCATATTGTTTCATTCACATTGATAATTAAGGGATTGTACCCGTATTTAAAAAGAGGCGTATGGTAAGCAATCTGCCCACGAGAAACCTGAAGCTCAAACGGCTCTGATGTACCTACCCTTGAGATAGAACTTACTTCACGAGCCATTTGAGTCTCCTGTTAGTTATAGAACACTGTCATCGCCGTAATGTTAGTAAAGGCAGAAACATAAATGTCTTCTACACGAATACCTTCAGCGGGAATATTGACAGAGTGGGAGTCGGATGCAAGGAAATCTAAATCCAAAACAGTAGCCCCGCCATTACCATCTGTGATAGTAAGGCGAGGTGAACCTGTCGTGGTTAGAACCTGTATCTGACGAATACGCGCAGGACCAACAGCGGCAGAGCCAGTGGCAGTCAAACGCTTAGAACGAACATCAGATCCGGCCATTACAACCTCCTATTAAGCGTCAGCAAACGGAGTAGCAATCGTTCCAGAACCAATAAGGACGCCTTGAACCATGTACTCTGCAGTAGCAATAGCTGTGACATCAACGTAAGAGTTTTTATCACCGCCTTTAGTGCTACCATTCATGCTGATTACATCATTAGTGGCGGCTGGTTGGAAGGCTTTCAGTGTACCGTCGTTTACAGCAACAATAACAGAGCCAACAAACTTATCTGTGCCGTCTGTTTTGATGTCTAGGTCAGTAGCATCAGTTCCAATAAAGAACCTGTATGTTGCACCGATTTCATCTGATTTAATTGTGGGAAGCGTTACTGCACCGTCTGCATCATTGATTTCAATGACTTTACCAGCGTGAGCGGCAACTGTAAGGGTAGTTTCTGCTGTAATGTCTACAACAGAGCCTGATCCTGCATTGAACATACCCGCTTGGGATACGATCGGACCTGAAAAGGTTGTGCGAGCCATTTGCATCTCCTGTCTTGGCTAGTGTCAGCCGCACCATGCGACTGTCAGGGACAGCTTTACTGTACTCAAAAAAGAAGGGAGGCACAAGCCTCCCTTCCACATCGTTTCACGTGAAACGATTATGCTCCTGGAGAGCCAAACACACAACGTGGGTCAGACACACCGAAGCTGTAACGCTCACGAGCTTTGTAGCGAACGTTGCCTGTTTCGAAGTCGCCTTCCATAGACGTCTTGATTGGGCTACGAACAAAATGCTTAAAGCCGTTAGGCGCATCAGTCTTGATGAAGAACGCATCTGGGTCTGTCAAGAAGTGGTTAACGACGTAACCATCTGGAAGCATACCCATGTTGCGTAGTGCGTTGACATCATTGTCTGCTGTAGACGGACGCAGATTAGAAGCCATCAAACGTTCAGCAACAAACTGAAGCGCAGGTGGGATAATCAGCTTACGCCCTTGCAGAGCAATTTTCAGACCACGCTCATCAATGAACGCCGCGATGTCAATCAACGACTGCTCAAGTGATGTTTCGTTCAAGTCTGCCGCAGTTGACAGCTCATTGCGGAAGTTACCGCCGCCCACAGTTGGGTGGTCAGTAGCACACAGCTCTTTACCATCGCCGATAGCAAAGTTGCTATCAAATGCGTTGTTAAGAACAGATGCCGCCTTAACTTGCTTAGTGTTCGCCATTGAACGAGCCAATGCACGAGTGTAGCGAGAGCTGAGTCGGTCGTAAAGGTTGTCCTCTACCGCCTCTTCAGTAATCGCAAACGCTAGTGCAATAGTTTCGTGCGTATAGCGTGAGGTGAACGCTTCGTTTGCAGAGTCATAAGTGACTGCCGCGCCTTCACCCTTAACAGGTGCTTGGCCGAAGCCTGCCAACATTACTTCCTCTTCGAATGCACGATCCGAAGTTTCAGTCTCAAAGATTTCAGCATGCTCATTGTCATACCGATCGTACTCCATACCGAAGAGAGCGTTGAGTCCTGGCTCAAGTTCTTTCAGGAGTTGGGAGCGAGTAATAGCCATTTCCTATCTCCTTACACACCTGCACCAGTACCGTTAGCACCGTAACGATAGAAGTGGTTGTTAATCATAACAATCGCCAAACGACCTGCCACAGTTGCGTCATCGTTAGAAGGAGAATCTTCATAACCGACAATACGCAAGTTTAGCGTGTTCGTTGTGTTTACAGTTGATACAGCCAGTTCAGCAGATGACTTACCAGTCGTTGCATCACCAGAAGTAGCAGTTGCAAAGTTAGCGTTTGCGTTAATCGCTGAATCAGCGGCGGCGGCGTTACAGTTGATCAAGAAGAGTTGATCAGGGTGTGCCGCAACCAAGGCTGTTGCCTCAGTTCCTGACTTTACGCTTGAAGTTCCAGGCCACTTGTTAGTGAACGTTGGAGTACCATCAAGTGCAATGTAGTTACAACCGATGAAAGCACCCAGTAGAGGTACAGTACCGCCTGCGGCGGCTCCCACGATGTCAACCATACCATTGGCTAGAGGGATAACAGGACTACCTTCGTAAATAACACTGGAAGTACCCGCTGTCGCGCTAGTCTGGATTTTGAAGGTCATGACACCATTAGTGTTTGCACCTGCACCGAGCATTTTGTATGGACGAAGTCCAAAAGCGGCATCAAGATTTGCCATAGCTCAGATCCTTTTTAGTTATCGCCGGAACCATTTCCGCCGAAAGTTACACGAGACTGCCTTTCAGGTTTGCTGATAGGCATAGACGGATGTTGCTCCCTCATGAGATCATTATCTACAGCGGTCATTTGGTCAGCCGTTTGCTGACGGAAATGTGATGTGCGCTGAGAACGAGTCTCTTCAGGGAATCTAGCAAGTACCAGACCTCCAACCCCAATCACTCCGGCATGTTTGCCGTCCTGAACAGTAGGGGCTTCAAAATCAGGGTACTCATCAGCGCGAACAAGTTCAAAGCCTTCGCGGAGGCGGGCAGAAAGGTTTTTCTTATCGTCAACACCCATGATAGATTCACGGATCCAACGATGAACGTACCCCTCTGGAGCAGGTGGAGCGTCCAGTGTAGACGGTGGTCGCCACGGTTTAGCGCGGCTTGTTTTTTCCCTTGATTGGGTAGAGCGTGGGCTTCTATCGGTCATGTAACCTTCCTCACGAATTTTGCATGCGAGCGACTTGCTTCGCATATTGTTCTAAACTTACCCCAAGTTTATTCGCAATAGCAACTTGAGATTTTGATAATTTTACCTTACCTGAGCTATTTTTGCTCGAATTACGAGTTGCTCCGGCAACGGCAGGACCACTTCTAGTCGCCCTTGATGCTGAGGAATCAGCAAACTTATGCGGAAACTCAACACGCATTCTGCGGTCTAGCTCGGCATAGTATTCATCGCTAGTTGTGTCGAACCCTTCGTTCTCTGCCAACTGCTTATGGATACTAAACGCGGTAAGTGTCATAGGCTCGTTTTGCCCAAACCACTCATTCCGCTCTGCCCAAGCCTCAGCTTTCGGGTCTGGTTGCGGTTGTTGTGGCTGTTGGACTTGCTGTTGAACCTGAGGCTGTACAGGCTGTTGTGCCTGCTGTTCACGTTGAGACTTGATGTAGTTAAGACGCTGTGTTTCTGTCGCGATCTGAGCGAGCTGACGTTGCGCTTCTACCTGACCATCAACATCACCACGATCAATAGCGTCACGCAACTGGTTACGCAATGCTTGCTCTTGGTATGTGATACGTCCTTCAAACTCAGTTACAAAAGAGTTGTCTAGAGTAGTTGTCCGTGTGTTTGCTTCTTCGAGCTGTCTGTGTACGGACTTAGCGTATTCCAACGCGGCTTGCTCACGACGTTCAGCTTCCCGCATTTTTGCAGTGAGCTTACTAATACGTTTCTGGACGCCTTCGCCATAATTTTCTAGCTCGTCGTCTCCGGAGGCTTTGGCGGGTTCTGGAGAGTCGGATTCTCCGGAAGCTGATGCTTCCTGTGATTCCGTATCCCCGTCTTCCTCGACTTCAACCTCGATCTCGTTTTCAGTTTCCTGATCCTCGAGTTGGTTTTTTACTTCTTCTGGCATGGTGCTCTCTCCATGTTATAGATGCAAGATATCATCTGGGCTACCGATGCGAGCAAGTACCTCGTCATCGTTGAGGAGCCGAACTTCCCCACCCTCAATCTTGAAACGACTTCCGGCATATCGGCCGAAGATAACCCAATCGCCTTCTTTACACCAAGGCTCGGCATCTTCTCCGAATTTATTTGGGTCTTGGTACGCAAGCGGACCAACCCGTAATACATATCCGCAGACAGTAGCCACTTGCTCACGCTCACGGGCTTCGTCTGGTAGTAAGATTCCGCCTTCAGTCTTTTTCCGTCCTTGAAACGGCAACAATAAAAGTCGCCATCCCGTTGGTTGCGGTAATCGATCAACAGCGGATTCTGGTAATTTGCTTGGGTCTAGGTAACGCTCTTCAGGGGCTACATACGCCTCTTCTAAGATACCCTTTTTGCCCTTTGATTCTGGTTGTTCTTTTTTCGCCCGTTCTTCGGCGATATAATCAGGTACGAGTAATGTTTTAGTCATCTGTATCAGACACCTTGTTTAGCAGGTCTTTAAGATCCTGTTCAGTTTGAGCAAGCTCCCCGAGTCTAGCTCGGAGTTCCTTGAAGGCGGTAAAGTCTGCAACAGGACCATAACAGATAGCTTCCGTTACTGACTTTTGCCGTTCCCTGACATTCTTAAGCATGTTTTCATAAATGTAAAGGTCATTCATCACACTAACTCAAAATGTGGTGCATCAATAAAAGGGCGTTTCCCTTCAGCGCGGCGAGTATCTACATAGAAGTTCATCGCTTCTTCCATGGTTCCCTCCCACTCACGAACATCATTTATGTTCCAAGCCGCACCCCAACGGATAGCAACGCCCTGCTCAGAGGCCGCTTGTTGAACAGCCTCAGCAATATTGTCGTACACACTAAGTTCCCAACAACCACGACCGCCGACATAAGCCATCAAATCTACCGCTCTGCCTTCAATGTGCTTTGACTTCATCGTCTTAGACGCTCCCTTCTCCACCAGAGCGCGTTGTTCTTCTTCGGTACGCAACCCACAGATTACCCCGAAATCGGTGTCTGTGAGCTCTATGGCGCGTTTGACGACGTTTACCAGACGCTCGTCTACACCTTCTAACTTATCTAGGCTACGTTGTGATAGTTTAAAACTCATTTTGTCAGTCCTTTCATTTTCTCAAAGCTACGCATACCACCTAAACCGAGCATGCCCAATAGAACTGTCATCAGCGAGTCCATGTCAAACGACGGTAGAGCAGGGATATCCACTCCTGCAACTGTAACAGCAAACATAATAAGAGGATTGGCAACAAAGTGATAAGCGAGAGCAATACCACAAGTCCAACCAATAAATGGACGCCACCCCGCCACAAAAATGCTCCGATGTTGAGCTTCTGCTTTATTGACTTCAACCTGTGCCATAGCCGCTTCATGAGCGGCTTTTTCGGCCATCGTCGCAATCTCATGAGCCATTGCATTTTTAGCGTCTTTGTCCTCGATAAACTTATCAAGTATTCCAGTTACGGGTCCTATTAAAGCCTGTAGCATAGCTTACCCCACAATCCAAGCTGTAATGAAAGACAATGATGACACTGTAAGTATCAACTGCAAATCGATCGGTTTTAACATGTTGCTTTTCCTTTACCTGAACACTTCAACTGAGCCTTCCTTTACTTTCTTAGGCACACAGTAAGCGTCTACTTTACGCTTTGTCCAATAGTTGTATCTCCATTTGCCTACTCTAGCGGCAAAATAATTGCATCGATTGATGTCGTACCAATATGAAGTGTCTTGAGGCTGTGGTTTCCCATCCAAGACAACCATCAGCGCGAACACCAAAATCAACTAACTCTCCTTTCTGGCCTTTAGCGCACTAGCTCCGAAGAACGCTGACACCAAAACAGAAATCGACACAAAGTAAGTTGGTGCGATATCTGCAATCAATTCAGCCGCTTTGCCCATAGACATTACATCGGCCATAAAAATACCAAACGGATACAGTAAGAGCCCAAACAAAGCAAACCACGCCATACGACGTTGAGCATCACGCTGTGCATCATCATCCATCATTCTACGACGACGGTCTTCAAGCATGATTTCACGTTCTTCTGGGTCTAACTTCCCATTACCATTCATGTCGTACTTTTGCATTTCTTCCGTCATTATTTTACCCCACGGAACTTAATGCCTGTCAGAGCTTGACCACGCCCACGAGAAATCTTTTCTTTGGCTTCACGAGTAGCCGTATCAGTACGCGCATTCAGCACCGTTCTATAGCCTTCTTCGCAGGCTTGGCAGGTTTGACCTTTTTTACCGTTCATGACTACTCCTTAAAACAGTTTGGTGTAGGACAGCAAGCCACCTATCCCACTTTTAGTCCCATACGTCCCTTTAGCAGAAAGCTCACCGCCTAGACCAAATGGGTCTTGTACAGAATATGTACCGGAAATACTTGGGTTATTTGGGTTTAGACTGCCGCCTAATGTGAGATCTCCTGGACCAATACTAAAAGTCCTTGCCGCATCTACTTTATCTCGTATGTCAGCGTACTGATCTTTTACTTGATCATACATAGACTGCCCAAACCCAAGTGCGCCTGTTGGGGCATTGTAGTTGAGATTGCCAATCGCAGATCCTATCGGGTCTCTCGCCGCCTCGATATCAGCCAATGACCCGTAACTGGTAGTAGCACCCAACCCACCAATACCAGATTGAGACAGAGTGGTAGGCATCCCTACTCCGGTTGCGTCCATGGTATAACTAGCAGTGGGCGCGGCCGATTGTCCTACTTTAGTGGCAAACGCATCAGCCCCTGGATAATCGTATCCATAACTAGGTGCAGGAGACTTACTAACAACCCCCACATTGGAGGAAGTAGGAGCAGGAGCATCGTCAGGACGGTTAGTAGACTTAGACTGATTGAAATTATATGTGTTTTTAGGTTTTGAATCAACTTGTGGCTTATTCGACCCACCGCCACCGCCGCCTCCGCCGCCGCCGCCAAAGCAATACTTTAATTCTTCAAACTGATCATAATCGCATGGTTGCTCTTCCCAACCAAACAAATCGTCTCTAAACTTGCGTCTGTTGTAGAATCTCATGTCACCATCCAACCTAATCTATTTTGTTCAGTGCGGAAGATCCGCGCTTTTACTCCTCTACCCCACCAAGAACGAGCCATTTTACGGATCTCCTTAGCGCACTGTTTGCACGAGCCATAGGGCGCGGCATAATCTATAACCCAAAGCCTACCGTATTGATACTCAAAATCTAAAGCATTTAGACTTGAAGGATTATCTATGTACTTACGCTCCCTGTCTGGAGGCAAGTATGTCCAAGTAATCATGCACTCCGGTTGGCCTTCTACATACACTACATGTAATCGGTCATTGAGCCAAGGACCGATGATGTAATCAGCGATCTTCTGCTCTCCCCATTCAGCGTGATATTCGGAGTCACATAAAACTTGGAACGCATCGATCAGCACACGTCCATCAGGCACAGTTATCTACCTTGCTGACGTTGCAGAGCAATCTGCGCCCGCATGTTGGCAATATCTTCTGTAGACTGAATACGCTCTCTGGCGATATCTGCGTTTTGCGCCGCCCGTTGTGCATCCAACTGAAGTTTTTGCTGATCGCTTTGTTGATCCATCTGCATTTCTTGCTCGCGCAGTGCCAACTCTTGTTGCTTGATCTGTACAAGCGGGTCTTGCTGTGGCTGTGGTGGCATTTGCTGTTGATACTGTTGAATCAACTGTGCCTGTAGCTGAGCAATCATCTTGGCATGTTCTTCTGGTGGTTGTTGCTGTGCTTGTGGGTTTTGCGCCATCTGTTGATCGTGCAATACCTGAGCCTTCATACCGATATGCTCATAGATGTGTTTTTCTAGCGTCATGAGTACCGCAGGTTGCATCTGTGCAACTTTGGACTGCATGTAAGCAAGGTGTACCGCCATGTGAGCATCGTGGTCTTGCTCTGGGAACGCCTGCATTTTGCCCTGACCTGCCGCCGCTTGGCTTGCAAACTGGTTCTCAGAAGAGGGATCCATCGGCTGTGGTACAGGTGCAGGTTTCAATAGCCCTTCAATATTGTTCACACCCAAGGCTTCGTACACGCGGCGATACGCCTCGTGAATGTTGTGTAACTCAGGTGCGGCTTGTGCGAGTTTGAGTTGCTCTTGGGCTAACACCACCCTTTGCGACATGCTGAAGATGTTGGGGTCACTGACGGGCAAAATGTCCACCCGATCGTCAAAGTCTTGCGGCTTAATCTGTTGGTCAGTTCCGACCTGATAAGGGTAAGGTGTAGGGTCTTGAGCAAACAGCTCTGCGAGCATCTTAAGTTCTTGCTTGAGGCTCGCATGCAACCGTTTATGCACTGCACTGACGATCCGAGCTCCGCGCTCAAGGAGTGCAATAGTTGTTCCAACTGGCATTTCCTGTCTGCCATCGCCCACGCCCATATCTGTTGTGCCAATAAAGCGTTGAGCAGATTCAATAACAAAGCCCATCAACTGCATTAGCGTTGCACTAGGCTCTTTGTACGGCAGGGGCATCAACGAAGTTCGTAAATCGCCACCAGGAACGTCAACATCCCTAAACTCTCCTGGTTGGAGAGGATTTTGGTCATCTGCAATGCGTAAACCACGCGCTTTGAAGCCCGCAGGCATGTTACTGAGTGTTCCGGCGTCAATTAGCTGACGCAGGTTGGCAGTAGCAGTCCGGCTGAGGTTACCAAGCAGGTGGATAAGTCCAAAACCGTAAAAACCGAGTCCTGGAGTGAACTTGTAGTGGACAAAATGAGGTATTTTGTTCTTTAATGGGTCATCCGCACGGAAATTACGGCGGATTGACAATACTTCTTGGCTCTCAGAGCTGACAGTGACGATATACGGTAGCTTAATACCTGTTTCTTCGCCTTCTGCGTCTAAATCTGGGTACTCCATCAAGTCCAAATAGCAATGGCACTCGTATAACGTCGTTTCTTCGTCACTACCTGTGCTTTCACGACCCTCGAGCTTGTCATAAGCCTCTTGGATTTCGCTCTCAGCCGACTCTTCATCAGCTTGGACGTCAACATCTTTGTAAAAACCGCTAACTTGGAGCTTTCTGAGCTCGTTTGTTGACATTTTAAGGACGTGAGTGATGCGTTCCGCGCTTTTTAGGTCAGTTGCAGTGTACGGTGCAACAATATCTTCGGCAGGAACGAACTTGCTCACAGGTCTTGCGAGCGTATCATCACGGTAAACCTTCTTAAATGCGCTACCTGCAAGTCCCAAGTAGTACAACATCTGGTCAAACTCAGGCTCGTACTCCTCCATGCGGTACATGATCATGTAGTTCATGTAATCTTGGACGCGTTGTGCCTGTTTTTCGAGCTCTGGAGACGCTACCCCTACGATATTTGCGCGTACTGGACCCTTACTAGGGAGCATCTCTTTGTACGCACCCGCTTGGAATTGAGTCACAGCCTCATTCAATACGGGGTGAATGACGCCTGTTGCGCCATCAAACGGTTCGGTACGGGCTTCGTACTTCAAACCGAGCAAATCTAGACCTTTAGTGTAGGTTTCTACCCAATCTTCGCGGCTTGACTTATCTTCTTCAACGCTATCGAGGACATAAGTAGCTACGCCCGCAAGCGTATCATCACTGACATACTCAGCAAGGTTGTCATAAAAATCATCTGGCTCAACACCAAACTCTGTTTCTTCTTCACCGAAGGTGATTTCTGCCCCACCTTCGCCATCTTCTTCTATCTCTACCGAAATATCATCGTCCAAAAACTGTTGTTCTTGTTCGCGGAGCATTTCTTCTTCAAGACTGAAAGTGTCGTTAGGAGCTTGCAGGAGACTGCGATCTACATTGCTTGGGCGGGGTTGCATAGCCATTAGTAATAAATCCTTTGCACAGGTACGGCTTCATCATCTTCGTAGTCTTCCGGATGCTGAATAAAACCACCCTCTCTAAATCTACGAAGGGCTTGCGTCACCGTATCTACGAAGTCGTCATTTTCGCCTGCCGGAAACGCCGCGCACTCTTCGATAACTTCTTCTGCCCATCGGGTATCTGGAGCCCATACTAACCCAGATTCCATAATCGGCGCAATTGAATTTACGCGAGTGAACTTGTCGTTGCCACGAGACGGGCTGTAGTTGGTTACTGGTATACCCATATTGCGGAGTTCTTGCGTGAGCGGCATACCACTAGCCTTAGCTTCTATCAACACGCATTCCGGATCCCAATACTTGTATTCATCTAGCGCAATGCGCCGCAGTTCAGGAAAGTCCCACCTTCCGCGTTTAGCATCAACAAGAATAATGTTCGGCGGACCACCCTCCTCAGGGTAAAACACGCCCCAAGTAGTAATCGCGCTATAGTCGGCAGACTCTTTTTTACTGTAAGCGGTATCGTAACTCTGCATAATGTATTCTAGCGGCGGGATATCATCTTTATCCCATGTTTGCCACCAATCACGCTTGAGTATAGCAGACTGTTCACTGGTTGGGTTTTGTTGCCATTGGGCTTCCCACTTACCGACGGACAAACTACCCTTAACGGCAAGCAAATCTTTCTTGTTCCAAAACTCAGGCCATAGTGGTTCATCGCTTTCGGGCATGATCGCCGGAAACTCGACCACTTCCCACTGGTCGGCCAGTACATCTCTAGCCTGTTGGCGGAGCAACTTCCCTGTTAGATCATTCTCCGCCCACCGCGTCATGATAATGACAATCGCGCCTCCTGGCTGTAAGCGTTGGCGGGGACCCGAGGTATACCATTCGTAAGCATGCTCAAGCGCAGTAGGACTCAGCGCATCTTGCTCGGAATGCGGATCATCGATAATCAACAAATCCGCACCACGTCCGGTCACCGCACCACCGACACCCGCCGCAAAGTATTCGCCGCCCTTACTTGTCTCCCATCGACCTGCGGCCTGACTATCCGCACGGAGCTCCACGTTTTCAAACACCTTGGTATACTCAGACGAGTTCATCAAGTTACGCACTTTACGGCCGAACCGGAATGCAAGTTCAGCGGTGTGCGTTGTCTGCATAATCTTCAATGTTGGGCGTCGCCCCATCAACCACGCAGGTAACAAGTAACTACCAAACTCACTCTTTGTATGTCGCGGCGGCATATTCACAATCAATCGCTTGAGCTCGCCTCGCGCTATCCGGTTAAACTTTTCCGCCATAATCGCATGGTGGCGTCCACTAATGAACTCAGGCCAAACCGTCTTACAGAACTCCATAAAGTCCTCTTTACTCGATTCAGCCTGCTGTATCTCTTGCGCTCTATCCAATAAATGCGCGTACTTACGCAACTGGTCTTCTGGGATTAACCCTACATCCACGGTTCGTCGCTCCGTCTATTTCATTCTAGTGCAAGGTAACATTGCCCACACCCATGACAACACACTCACCCAAATCTGGACAAAATCCCACAATCAAAAAAGGGACTTTATCATCGGGTAACTCCGCAGGAACAATGGAACGTGGTTCGTCTTTCCACAACTCGCGCCACTCGTCCACAGTTACAAGATCAAATGAATCAGGGTCAATCGTCATAATTGCACAATATATCGAAAATTTTTCTAGGGCAATGAACCTATGAGCATTCTACTGTATTAGGGGGGTGGGGGTCTCGGCTTTTGATCGAGTACAGTTCACTATCGAAAAATGTAAAAAGTCACTCGAAGATTTGTGCAAAACTTAGTTAAACCTAACGATTTAACTATGAGAGGTCTCTCGCGGGGGACGCACGAAAAAAGCCCGCACGGTGGCGGGCTTAGGGGGGTGCGGGGGACCCGAGCCCCCCGCTGTGTGCCAGTTACTTGGCGGTTGGTTGGACGACGAGGCGAACGTAACCTGTACCCCACACAGAGGAGCTAGTGCTGTAACCCCCGTTGAGGAGTGCATGTAAGCAGACAGGCTTCTTACTGCTGTGACCCAGAGGCTTCGCCTTGCTAAGAACTACGCTGAGGCGACGGTCACCTTCCACCCCGTGTAGCATCCAGTTCTGGATGGTTTCGCGGACGCCGCCGCGCTTGCCGTTATAACCGAACGGTACAGGCGCGTCGCTGTCCAACTCAACATTGGCAAGCGGTTCAATAACAACATTGTGCAGGTTGCCGCCCGCATGTTGCTGAACGAATGCCCAGATGTCTTCGTAGCTGACCTCTGCGTCTGTGCGCTTGAGTTCAACAACCTGAGTGGCAGTTTTTGCAGTTGCCGCTGACTTCTTTACTGTTGCCATTTTAATACTCCTTTCTACGAGTTATTTGGCTGTTCCCCTTTGGAACAATTTCAGAATACCACAATAGTGAATTAGTGCAAGCACTTTTTGAACTTTTTTATCAACTATTTTTAATGACGACCAGGTCGTCATTTTTGGTGCGTCGCACAACGACGAGACGAGACGAGAGGATGATTGATAATTATTATAACGCCTAGTACGAATATATAGGAGAAGGATCTCGGACACAGACTCTTCCTCTTCTAGGATGGGACGGTGTTTCCCAAGGAATGGGATGCCGCGAGGATGATTGATAATAATAAACAGGGGACAAAAAGAAGGGGCGATTAACGCCCCAACATAAAGATTAGACAGGCAATAGCCAGTAGCGCGATGAACAGGCTCATGAATAGTAAGGCCGCTCGGTAGGGAAACTGCGACCCGTGTGCTCTTCAATGTAGATTTCGATGTCGTCCGCACCCCATTCGCCGCCGACCATTAGGTAGTCGTCGTCGCCGTTACCATCTGGATCCGCACCATCGTGTGGACCGTGACCCATGCTGTAACCTTTGAGATTGCCGTTGTACTTGGAGCGATTAACGCGGTCACGTTTAGCCCAAGCATCTTCAACCTTGGAGTAGCCACCCTCAGAACCGAGGAACTGTCCGGTTGAGTAATACCAACCACCTTCCTCAGGACCACCATACTCACGAGCTGTGCGATAGACGTTTACATAGAACATGATTAACTCTCCTTTCTACGAGTTATTAACAATGCACCTATATAGTAACAAACCACAGTTATTGAGCAACTCTTTAATTGTCCGAGGGGGAGGCGTCATCATCATTCATCATCAAACGACAAGCCCGAGGAAGATTGACGAGGATGATTGATAAAGAGGCCTAATAGTATGTAGACACATACTATTGAGAATCTCGCAATCAAAATCATTCTTCTTCTCGGAATGGGATGGGAAGAAAGGGAGGCCGTGGCCTCCCTCCCCGAGATGGTTAGCCTTGGACGACTAACTTGATGTAAGGAGTCATCCAGTATTTGGATGACGGTGAGTATCCGCCGTGCATTAGAGCGTGGAGGCAGACAGGCTTCTTGCGCGAATGTCCAAGAGGCGCGGCTTTATTTAAGACAGCCTTTAGGGACATGTCGCCGTCAACGCCACGGAGCATCCAGTCCTGTATGGTTTGGCGGACGCCTCCTGTTTTGCCGCCGTATCCAAATGGTACGGGAGCCGCGTCGTCTAGGTCGACATTGTCAAGAGGCACGATTTTCACGTTAGCCTCATTACCTCCCGCGTGGTTCTGGACAAATGCCCAGATTTCCTCGTAAGAGATTTCCTTGTCACCGACCACGAGTTCCGCGGACTTGACAGTGGCTTTAGCGCGAGGCGCAGACTTTTGAGTTTTTACGTTTGACATTTTGTTCTCCTTTCTACGAGTCTATGTCATAGTTAAGCGTTTACTTAACTATGTTCAGTATAGGGTCATTATTTGTCAATGTAAAGTCATTATTTGTCTTTATGTTTCTTTGATTATCCTTGATTCCGGCGTCAAGAAGAGGCGTCATCATCATTCATCATCGGCGGATCTTTTGCGATCGCGCGTAGTCCCTGATCCACATATCAAGATCAATCATCATCAATCTTGTTCCTTCCTCTTCTAGAATGGGACGCGAGGACCAAGGACGATGGACAATGATTCATGAAGATTGAGGACGCGCTCCGGTGTCCTTGGACAAAGTTGGAGAAGAAAAGATTTCTTCCTCCTTTATGATGGGACGAGGATGATTGATAATGAAGTCAAGCATACCCGTCCAATCGTACGGAATCCCTGAACTCCAATCCGGGGTCAACGGTCCGTCATTCTCTGTCTGTCCCGCTAACTCCATGGCTCGTGAACCGTGAAATATATTTATAGTTCGGGAGGAAGGATGACCAACCAAGTTCCAGACGTTTCCAGAATATCCGCTATATCTTATCTGCCAAGCAATTTGGTGAGGACGGAGCGCGATGTTCTTTAGCGACTTTAACTTGTGAACCTTCATTTCAATCCAAAAAGCATGTCCGTCTTTTATCCCGTGTAGATCGGGAACTCCAGGACTAGCCCAGGACTCAAGGCGTGTCCAAAACACGCCCTGATCCTTGGTTGCATCGCGGAGTTTATTCCAGAGTGTTGACTCAGGTTTGGCTCCCATTAGTCGTGTGACTCCCCTACTTCAATCAGCTCACGGTGTGCCTTGCAATCAGCGCATGGCTCCTTTTCGCTTTGATCATAAACAGATGCGTAGTTGTTACCGAGCATCGGCATCCCACAAAGTGTCTCGTGCTGACCGCTCATTGAGAAGTGCTGTTGCCCGAGCCGCTTAGTCCACTCATTAAACTTAGTAGTCACAGCACCACTCCTCTGGGTAATCACTAAACAGCATGCCGACCTTAGTCTGTATCATAGCGTTTTCATCAACGACCTTGGAATCACACGGTGTGTCCTTGCCATGGAAGAGGTTGCACCCGAGGGTCTTGAACTTTTTAGCCGCCTCCATGTAAGTGAGGTTTTGACCCCAGTCTTGCATTTCGTGGAAGCTGTCGTTATCCCACGGCTCACCACAATGTGGACAATGTACATCTATCATTCTAGTTCTCCTTTCTACGAGACGTAGCTCTTTTGCTACTGTTACCAGTATGCACCCAGACGCAAACAACGATAAGTCTTTTGTTCTCAGTCTATTTCCAGATCTACTTCGTCATGATCAATTATCAGATTTCCCTCTTGGACTGCTTGCAGAGCAGGAAACTCTTGCTGAAGTCTAGCGATTTCTTTCATGACCTCATCACGGTTCATCTGGTCAATGCGTCCATGAAGGATTTCTTTACGATCAATGTAGATCCCTGCGGCTTGGCCTCGTGACTTTTCAGCCGCGACTGCGGCAGGATAGTTGCCGTTCTGGATTGCCAGATCTCGAATCTCAGCGAGTTTCTTTACATGACCTTCAAAGCTCACCTCATACTTACGGGCGAGTTCTTGCTTCAACTCCCTGATCCTCTCTACGACATGGGGGTATCGCTGACCATTCAGTAACTGGGACGCAATCGCATGGGCGGACTTCTCACTGTATCCGGCACGGATGGCGGCTTCCGTCTGGGAGATGTCTTCACAGACATAGATTCTACAAAACTCCTCTTGCTTTGGAGTGATAGATTTTTCTGTGCGTGGATTAGCGACGACATCAATCGCGGGCTTGTGAGTTGCTTTTGGCAGAGCCATTTCTAAACCTCTTCCTCTTCTATGATGGGATACTTTACATAATAGGGCAGAATTCAAATCGTGATAAATTCAAATTTAAGGTCGTTTGAGATCGCGCGTACTGAGAAAGTTACTTGATATATCGGACTCAACTACCCCAGATACTGGATAAGTGTTTGATAAACCTACTGATAGTAAGATATCGATATATCGGACAATGTTAAAAAACAAATTATCTGTTATCCATCTTTTGGTACTATTAAGCAAAGTATCTATTGAACCTCGTTCGACGGTCAAAGTTCCCTGCCTACCCTACCCCTACCAGTTGTTATTTTGATAGTCGAGCGGCGTCGAGAAGTACTCAAATGGGGTCTATGGCAGGTGCAAAAAGAACCCCGAACCATGTAGCGTGGATCGGGGTCAAGCAGTCAGGAGTGACTGATCAATGTCCGAGATTAAGGGAACCTCAAGCCAACCCTAACATATCTTTGACAGATTGCCACAATTTTCCAAAGAAAGATTGAGGTGGTGCAGGAGGAGAAAGGAGGGAATTGTAAGCGTCTCCGGCTTTGGATCGAGTATCCTTATCATCTTTGTTATTGAACGCCTCTACTGGAATGAGCAGTTTGGGTCTCTTCTTATATAATATGTATTCCACTTGGCTCTTAGTGAGCTTGTATCGCTTGGCGATTTCTTTGTGTGTACCGAGCTTCATCACCGCGTCACTGTGGACGTCGGCAATAAGTTGGTCACTGAACTTTTTACGCGCTGATGCCATGAGCTTTTTCCTCTGTCGATCGGATTTGTTGGATTTTCTCAGCTCGCCGCTTGCCCTGAAGGGTCAACGCATAGAGCTTAGGAGTTTGGCGCGGGTGTTCTGGATTAGTTCCAATCCACCCACTCTTTAACATCGCATGGATCTGCTTGGCAGGATCCTGCAATGGTAAATCAGAAAAGTCACAGGAGCGCATCCACTCCCTCTTACGGAGCATCCGTACAAGGATCTCGGCACTAGCCGACCAAGGCAAGAGACGAGTGCCTTTACCAGAACGCCTCTCGGAATGGCGGTCAACAGGCGCAATCGGCACATCCAACACATCCAAGCCGAGGTCTAAGGGCTTTTTAATCTGGTCGCGGATGATGTGCGCCAATGGCTCCGGATTCTTGCGCGGGCGTCCTGGTCCACGGCGGACAAGCTGAACGGGGATCTCTTTTGGTTCGGTATCAACAGGGCGGACTGGGCGACCTGCCTGCTTCATCAACCAACGGATCTGTCCCGCTAACGTGCGGAACTCTTCGTTCGCCATATTCTTGAGCAACTCGTAAGTCTCTATGTCAATGGCGATAGATTTACTTGTGTTTGGATTTGGCATTTTTCCTGCTCCTTTCTTGCATCAAAGCCACTTCTCTGGCCTTGTTATTGATTGCCTGCTCCAACGACCGCTTTGCCTCAGGGTGTCTGTGACAAATGGTCGCTAACGTGAAGGCGAGTACCCCGCATCTGCGGTCATCGCCAAACACCTCGGTAGTGAAACCACGACTAATGTCGCGTTCCAAAACAAACTCACGCTCGGCGAGCGCGAGGAGCTCGGTTACAGCCCCTCGCACTAGAGCGTAGTTATCCAACTTGCGCTCCTGCATGTCTACCACCAACAGGAGTAAAGGACTGTTTCACCTTTTTCCACCGCTTTGAGCGCATGGTTAACGAACTCCATATCGTGTTCGTAGTACTCCTCCATCTGCTCTTGTTGGTATTGGTGTCCGTAGAAGAAACCACCAGGACTTTCACAATCGAGGTAGGAATCCTCGATAGTCTTCTTCAGTTCTTCAAGGTCGGACTTACTGAGTGCCATGTGGTTACAGTTGAGCTCACCAAATCACGGGAGGTAAGGCCACGATCGGCAGTTGCTACCTCGAGCTGTTTTTCAAGAGCCTTCACTTTAGTGTCGAGGTCATCAACCAAACGCACTATCGCGCTCAGGCTAGTGCCTAAGTTCTCTGCATCGGCAACAACGCGGCCTCGCAGTCGGAACAGTTCGGTATCAGTTTCGCGGGGAACTGCACGAGGAACTTCGTCGCGGGCAGAAATATCTGCACACAGACCAGTGCCATCGTCGTACAGGACTTTCATCGTTTGCTGACTAGCAGTGCTATCAGCAGAATTGCTAGGAACATTAGTATCCACATTTGCATCATCTCTTTCTTGCATGATGTACTCCTTTCTAGAGTGGTTGAGCAGAGGCCATTCCCCTGCTACTGTTACCAGTATATAGCCGGACAAAAATAATGATAAGTCTTATTTGTTCGGTCAGAACGGGATCTCATCATCATCTTTGTCGGTGACTTCGGGAGCGAAGGTGCGCTCAATCATTTTCCATATTCCTGAGTTTTCCACCACAGACGCACAGTATCCGTCTTCTTGGAATATGCCTGTGATCTCCCAACCTTCTGGCTCATCTTCACTTGCAGTCCATTTCTTATAATGAACCCGGACGTCAATGCACACAGGTGAATTGAAGTCCAGGACATTAATCTCAATGTTCCGCAAACCTGTCATGGTGCGGGTCATTAACTTGCCTCCTGTTTCCTTTCAAAGTGTTCACGGCTCTTACGGATGTTCCGCAGGGTGCGCTCAATCCACTCCCTGTTGGACTCGCCTTTGCCATCAGGATAATGTTCAGGCTCAATTGGCTTGATGCTCCGTTGTGTCACCAAGTACAGTCCCACAGGTATGGGATCATCGAACCCATCCAACTCCCAAGTCCAACCGCCCCACTCATTTGTGTTCATGGAGTGGCGGTTACCGTACATCACAGCGATGCACGTCTTGCTATGTGACCCGTGGTACGAGTGCGCCGCACGAATCGCGGTTATTGGATCAATGTCCCTAGCCCAACTCGCACCTAAATCTTGGCAGACAGCGTGGAACACCATGTCGTTCTCACGCGCCCAATCTACTTTATCAGTCATTTATACTTCTCCATCTACGGATTGAGGAACTGTTGGGGATGTGCTTTACTTTGAGCTCAACGCCAACACCTTTGTCTTCGGCGGCTTTCATAAACTTAGGCATGTCGCAATCTTCTTCAAGTGCGTATCTGCCATCTGTTTTGTAGGAAAACGCAGAGAAGTCAGTGGGGCTCAGCCCCACCAACTGGAGTTGGAGATGGTTGACAACAAGCCAACCATGACCAGGATCAGTGCGGTACTCAACGCGAATACTTGTCGACATTTTAATACTCCCGTGGTAAGAGCAGGATGTTGTTGACGAGGAAGAACTTCCACTCGCCAACAAACGCATCGGTGAAGGGAATCGTCTTGGGAAATAAGACGCCGCCGTTGCCATCTTCGACGCGGAGCTCGGCAGTGGTGTCCGGCTTTACGTCGAGTACAACAGTGAGGAACTCCTCTGTTTCCATAAGGTCAGCTAACTCACTAGCCACCAGATCAAGGAACCAGTACGCGCCTCCGCCCATGTGCTGAGCAAAGTATTCAACGCCCTCGGTATATTTGAGGTTGGAGTTAAGTGGGTGACGGTAAAACTCCGTCGATCCACAGAAATGTGCCAGTCCGTAATTAAAACGGTTGACAGTTTCTTCAGATTGATTAAACATGGCAATGCTCCTTTCTACGAGTGTGTGTAGCCATCAGTTTCAATACACAGCCACATCCGTTGCCAGTAGACGACAACAGCGTTATCGCAACCGATTGTGGGTTGGACTGTGCGGCGGAAAGACAAAAACGTACCGTTGTCACCTTCAAAGTGTGACCAGATACGCAGTAGTGCCTTAGATTGTGGTTTAGTCAGTTTCATGGAATGCCCTCCTTTCTACGAGAAACCATGTACCCTTATTATGCGTATAGATTTAGCGGGTGATAAGTCTTATTTGTTCTGGTTTAGTCTTCACAAAGGACAAATCCATTCGTTGTCCATTTAGCTCCAATCAAAAATCCGCAGTCAGCACATCCTATCTCGCCTTGATCGTCAGACAAGAGGTGAAAAGATCCCGATCCGCAGAGAGAACAGAGCAGAATCTCTACTTCGCGTTCTTCAACGGTCAAGTTGCTATTGCCAGAGCCACCTCTTCTCCTCTCTGGGAATGGGATGACATTGCTTCCTTCATGAATGGGGGGATCACCCGTTTTTTCCATGTACTTAGTCTCGCTTTTTCACCAATATAATACTGTTGATACGCAACTAACGCGTCGTGATGCTTGTACTCATCGGGCATTGCCTGAGCAGGTTTAGTGAACCCTCGTGCTTGCAACCCGACAGGGGGACAGCGGAGCATGGCAATAACTCGTTCACAAGCATGTACTTTTTCATAACGATAGGTGTATTCCTTGCAGAGTGCAAGACCTAGCTTCCAGAGCCAACGGTAGTTTTCAACAGACTGACCTGCCCATAAAGTACAGGGGTGTTTTTGATGAACGGCTTTGTACGGTCCAGGAACTTCGTACCGCCAATGCACGGTACTGAGCATCTGGCAGGTTTCTAGTGGCATTTTGACAACGTGTTTGTCGCAATGGTATTGGACACATGTATCGTGGTCCCAGTCAAGTATGAATATGTTCATCAATGTCCCCTTTCTTTAGAACACCTATAGTATAGCAACGCTAGTTTTGATTGACTTTTCTCTTTTCGTCGTCACGAGCCATTTGCCCAACGATTTTGGCGAACCGAGTCAGCCCTTCTAGGTTGGTAATGATCCCGTTGCCGCCAATGCGCTCCATAGTGAGCACATGAGACTCATTACTATCGTTTATGAGTCCTGCTTTCCACGCTAAATCAATAATAACGCTATTTGCCTTCATTCTCGATGTCGTCCCAGTAAGCATCGTTCACTATCGAAGCAATAATCAACGCTAACTCCTTACAATCGGACTTAACTGCTTCATCAATGAGCCATTTAGTCACTTCTGGCGACAAGTGTTGGTAGATATTTCCTTTAGAAACCCTTAGTTTCTGTAAAAGGGAAGTCACTTCTCGCTTTTGCTCTTTTAGTTTGCGTTTTTTCCTCAATCTAGCGGCTAAGTCCCAATCTATGAGATTTGTGGAATCAAGATCAATCGTAATCAGGTCGTTTGGATCCTTCATATTCTGCCTTATCTAACATAACGGTATGACAACTCCCGCAGAAAACAGAGTTTTGTTTATCTTCAGGGTAAACTCTGCCCCTTGTGGACTGCCCGCAAAAATCACACGTGACAAAGGCGTCGTAGTATGGATGATATATGCTCGGGTTTTTGATTCTTTTTGGTAGTAAGTTCATCTAAAACTCCTTTAGCGGGTAGAAACACAGGGTTCTGTGAATATTTCTGTCTTAAATAGTTCACTCCTTTGTAGAATACGTCCTCTGCAAGACCGTTACCCTGTTGCATTAGCCGATAACAGTGCAGTACAAGCTCTAGTTTATCACTAATGTCACACATCGCGTGTTCTTTCTCGTACACTTGAGTCTTTACACCGATTTTTTCTTCGTATTCTTGCTCAGCTTTGATCATTTCTGCGTTGATAGCGGGGTATCCCCACTTTGTCGTGGCAGGCATATCGCCGAGCTCAGCTTCCGCTACGTCGTGATACAGCATGTAACGCATGGCGTTACGACTACTGTCAGGCCAAAGCGTGTCTAATATCACCATTGCCCGCCAAGTGTGCGCCGCGACGTTCTGCCCGTCTGCCAACTCTGGCCGAGTGTGGTAGCGCATGACATGTCCGCCGCGCAACCGCTCATGCAGTTTCTTTATGTCTGCATTTCGCTGTGGTTGTGGTTCAGTCCTCTTGTCCATGGTTTCTCCGTAAATGTTTGTTTTGCCTCCCCCCAGTTTGGTCCAAACTCTGCATCAACCACGGAGGGAACTTGTAAGTCGACGCAAGTCTCCATAATCTCCGCGATACGCTTGGCTTGTTCCTCACTTTCTACGGAGATATCTAACTCATCATGCACCTGAATCATGGGTAGTATTCCTTCCTCCGCTAAAGCCACCATCGCGGCTTTTGTTTGGTCGGCGGCACTACCCTGAATCAGTTTATTGAGTGCCTTATATGTGAATGCCCGCTTGATAGCAGGACCATGTTCGTTGTACGCTTCTTGGTACGTCATGGGTTTCCATGAACCATAAGCATTCGGCTCCCATTTGTCAAACCTGCACCTTCTACCAAGAAGGGTTCGGATGATACCTTTACGGCTCGCACGATTAGTTGCGTACTCACTTAACTCTCGTACGAATGGGACTTTATCGTGATATGTGGCGAAGAGTTCTTGGGCATCTTCAAACTCAAGGCCAAGGCTTGCCGCCAACTTTTTAGACCCCATACCGTAGAACAGTCCAAGGTTGATGTCCTTTGCTTGCTTACGCGGGACGCCAACGATATCTGCCGCCATTTGGTGGAAGTCAGTACGGGCGTCTAGGTTGTATTGGTCTGCAAACTCTGCCGCGCCTCTGAAGCCCATCAGCTTGGCGTAATGCACCACAATACGGGGTTCTTGGCTAGAGTAGTCGAACGCGCCCCATAGAGCCCCTTCTTCCGGTATAAATAAACTGCGTATCATTGGTCCGATTTCGCCGTGCCGTGCCGGAATCTGTTGCAGGTTCGGGTTGCTGTAGCTAAATCGGCCTGTGACTGTGCCGCCATCATCACTGCGGAGTGGGTGCAGTTCCGCGTGGATACGTCCATTGATCTGGTGCTTGAGTATTGTGTCCACAAAGGTTGACCGCGCCTTGTTAAACTCACGAGCCTGTACAATCATCTGCGGTACTTCGTGTGGGTGATTAGCAAGGAAGCCCTTGGTGAACGATGGTGCGTTGGTCCTCTCTGTTTTGTTGTATGGCAGTTTCAGTGCATCAAATGCTTTGGCTACACTTTCCGCCGCCCAGATCTCAACGTCTACACCTGTTTGTTTACCGATGAGGTCGAGCAGTTTTTTCTCGCGTTGTTCTAGGTCACGCTTAATCATTTCGGTACGCTCTAGGTCTACACGCACTCCACGCTCACGCATAGGAATAATTGTTTTGAGTACCTTGAGCTCCAGGTCAAAAATGTCCTGAATGTCTTCCTTAATAATTAGGGTTTGGAAATGTTTCCACAGGCGTAGGGTCAGCGCGGCATCCTGCTCTGCATACTTTCCTACATGATGGGCGGGAAGTTTGTACATCTCGCTCTTGGCATTGACACCAAACGCATCTGCGGCGGCGCGTAACTCTACTTCGCTTTTCCTGTCTTGCAGGTAATCTCGGCCAAGTGAGTTTAGCGCATAGCTGAATCGGTTCTCGTCGAGCAACGGTGCGGCGACCATTGTGTCCACGATTCTTCCATGTATCCGCACACCTTCAGCGAGCAACCACCCAACATCGTAAGGAGCGTTATGGAACACATAATTACGCTCAACCGTGCAAACATCCTGTAACCACCTCAACGTCATCTTGGGATCTAAGTTCGGACCAAGCTCGTGACGAATGGGGAAGTACCACTGTTCACCTTCTACTGCGACTGCAATCCCAATAATGTGTCCATCTTTTCTTGCCCAACCACTGCCCATCGTGGTGAGGTTGGGGTCTTTAGTCTCTAAATCTATAGCAACTTCTTTAGCACCGGACAAGTCAGGGTAGCCATCTGGCATTACCCATTCAGTCGGGGGTTGGAATAGGGGCATCTGCATTTCCTTTAACCTTCATTGGTTGGTTGCATTTACAGTGAGGCCACTTATTCTTAAGATTGCGAAAAGTGACATATCTTGTTTGTAACCCACAATCACAAACGGCTACCACTGGATGATCCAGTTTTCCATTCGCATCTGTCTTCTTTGAAGAGCTCGGGCTCGTCATCTTTGCCTTCTCCTAACCTTAGTAGCTCGGCCTCCACCAAAAGTAAGTAACGGCGGAGATCGCGTATGTCATCAATGATCCCTTCAGGACGCTCGTCATCCTGAGCGGCTTGGAATATATCATAGTGTTTACCACTAACTTGGTTCTCAAGCCTATCCCATTTGCGAGCAAGCATCATAAATGCGCCCACCCCTCCCCGTTGCTTCCAACTGTCGCCGTAGGATTGCTCGGCAACATGCAATTTATCTACGTCTGTTTCAGCCACCTGCTGAACAAGCGTAATCATTTCGCTGTACTGTGTCATTACATTCTCCGTTCTAGCCACTCGCGGCAAGCCTTACGCCATGCGCGGTCTTCTATCGTGTTGGCTACCTCGTGGGCGGCGTTTAGGTCTTTCTGTTTCCACAAGTTCCATGCCTCTAGCATGGGCGTTGCTGTTGTAGCCAGATAACTGTTGTGGAACTTACCGGAAGGTTTCTTAAACCACCGCTTGACTTCAGCGTCAAAGGTAGTGTGGTCATCTATCAGGGCGGGTGGTGTGTACTTCAGCCCGTCATCTGCGATAGTAAGGTACGGCTCGTAATCTGGTTGCATACCATCTAACTTTTTAAGTACGTCCACATACGCATGGAGGTTGTTGGAAAACTGGTAATAAGTCCCTACGCCTAGTTCCATCATGCCTGCCATGTATTCAAGCAACACGGACATGTGTACGGCGTTCGCGCCGAACGCACCCCAGATCATATCGTTGCTACGGTTGCACACTGTCATGTTAAGGTCGTCATCGCGTACCCAGAAGAATATCTGCGTATTGCAGGGGTAGTCCTTACCATCGTTATGTAGCACTAGGTCTTCCCATGGATCCCACATACCCACAACTGCGCGGCGGTCATTTTCATACGTCATCAATCGGTGGCGGGCGGCTTCTAACTGGTCTTTGCCAAACCATTCACGCCATCTAAAACCGTATGCCCCGTGGAAATGCTCACCATCATCGCTGTAGGTGTTGATCCTGCCGTTGAACTGGCTGATCCACTCAACATCGTTGCGGCCTGCAAGCATCCAAAAACTTTCCATCAGGTGGAAAAACGGGTTGGCATCGCGCTCTTTGTAGAAAAGCACTCGTTCTCGGCTATGGGTGTATGTGGTCACTACTGGAGTGGGGAACTCTAGTGCGATACCGTTGCGGGTTTTTACTTCCCGACCGTTAGATTCTAGGGCTTGTTTGCCTAGAAACAATGCCTCGCTTACACCACGAGCATGTATAGACTGCATGTAAGGTCTCCTCGACTAATAGATTGCAACAGGGTATGGGTTACCCTGCCGCGTTGGTTTGATGTGCTTGTAGATCGTCTACAGGCGGTATGCCAAAGAATCCAAGGTTAGCGTTACACCTTTCTAACGCTTTGGCGTCTGCTGTACCCACCGTGCAACCTGCGACGCTGTCTACAAGATCAACATATTCCTGCGCCACATTCCGCATGTCAAACCGATCGACTAACTTCAGGTTCTCTTCCTTAATGTTTAGCCATTGGTTCTTGTCGGTTAGCGCATGATCTATGATGTCGGCAAACATAGTCGGCTCACAGCCTGCGGGTATTTCTATGTAATTCACTCCTGGATGGAACAACTGGCTGTTCTTCATGCCCCAATCGGTAGCAACTGGAACTGCTCCGCAGATAATGGCTTCAACTGTCGTGCGGTTGAAGTGCGCCCCAAAGGATGAATACTTTTTACTGTAGCTCGGGTCTATCTGTAGTTTGACCTCACGCAGTGTTTGATACACCACATCGCTAGGCACTGTCCCCATATAGGTCATACCGTAGCGCAATGCTCTGTCCCATATACGGTCACCGGAGTCGGTGAAGTATTTAGGCTTACACTTATCTTCGCTCGTCATGTAGCGGTACTCAATACCTGCCCCACCAACAAACCTATCTTCTGTATTGCTCATCTCTGGTATGGCACGGATAAGTGTGTCTACCCGTTTCCATGCCTTAAACACTTGGATAGCCGCAAAACCACTACGGCGGTCAAAGTCGGTCCAACCATCTATCCCTGTAACATCAAACGGGTTAACGATCATCTTGTGCGGGATCTGCAACATGTGTCCAGAAACTAATGCAGACTCATGAACACAAACCGCCGCATGGAAATGCTCGGCAACATAGTTCAAATGTGGGTAGAGTTCGGGCAGGTTACCGTCGTGGACAATAGCAATGTTCTTGCTACCGTGGTCGTATAATTCTAACCACGACCTAACGTCCTTGTTCTCCTTGCTGAGCGTCGGTACGGGTATGTGCCAGAGTACGGCGTCATACTTACTGCAACGCTCCTTGAAGGCGTCCCTAGAGGCTTTGGAGATGTACGGTATTTTAGGTATCCCATACCACCCACGAGCCTGATGGAAATAATAACCAGTACCGTTTTTGCGGTACTGGTCTAGGTCTTTCGGCGGCGTCCTGCGCTCTATTATTTTTTCTTTCGGTACGAGCATAACAAAGTCAACGTCATGCCCTAATTCTTTTAAGCCTTTTGCCAGATGTTCAGCATGGTTAATGATGCCACCATAATCTTGTATCTGGAACAATGTCATGAGGAACTTCATTCTACGCCCCTTTTCCTTTTCAGTTAGTTTACACTGCCGCCACTAAAGCGACTACTCTTCAATTGATCGTATTTGCTCCTAGGCTTACCTTGTCCTAACAGCACTCGTTGGTATTTGTCCCACTCACATAGGCTATGCTCAATGGTACGCATATCAACTTGGTCTTCGGGAACATGGCTCGCAAGGTAATCTGGTGCAACCACCAATAAAGCCTGCATCTCCAAGTTGGACTGTTTGTTGTTTAGTCCTTTATTAAGGTCACGCAAGTGGATACGGTTTAATCCCCTGACTGCTCCTGGTCCGGCATTTGCCCAACTAAAACGGTCATTTGCCTCGTGTAGTACAGGCGTGTAGTTGAGGTCGGTAACCACTTCGTATGACATAAAGCCTCCGCCTCCCCATCCCCTATAGGTAGCCATCGCTTCGTGTACGGCTTGGAGCGAGTTCGTGTCGGCGGCAACCTGCGCCAGTTTTTCTTGGTCTTTCCAGATTGGCGTAAGAAAATGGTCAACGACTACTTCCGACTTCCGTGCTTTCAACCCTTGGTTGGTAATGATGTACGCACCCGTGAATGTCCGCTGTTTATTCTTCAGGCGTTCCTCAATAATAAACTTGGTGTACTCAGGGTTAAACTCTTCTACCCAACCATGTACATCAGCAAACTCACTTGTGCCAATCATACGGAATAAACAACAGTTGAAAATAATCTCACCGTGGGGACGGTTATTGTGTGGCTTAGTCCAGTTCTCCCGCATCCAAACAGTTACCCTGTCGTTCTCGCGGAAGGGGTTTGTAAACTTGTAGTCCCGCAGTATTTTATCAGCAGTCCAAGGCGGCGGTGATCCCGCCGCCCTGCGCTGATAAATTGCATGACGTTCGTTAATCCACCCGAAGAAACTTTCTACGGCTTCGGTATTCATCATGGCTTAATCCTCTAGTTTGATTGCCCCTGCTTTAATAGCAATCTTGATATCAACCCCGCCTCCTGGAGCGGGCTGTAAAGCGCGGAGCTGATCCATCGCTTCGGCTACGGTTGCGCTCGCAAGAATGACCTGCATGTTGCGGTATCTGTTCGTACCTTCACGCAAGTTTGGAGCATCGATCAACGGAACGATCTTTGCGTTCTTGTTAAAACGCGGACGAGACTGCTTTGCTTTAGGAGCCTCTGTTACTGGTGCGTCCTCGTGGACGAGTGGTGCAACACTTGACATTGTTGTTTCCTTATCTGGTTTCCAAAGAATGGCTTTACCAACAACTGTGAGATGTACCTCTTGGGCAATATAAGACTTGTTCAAGTGAGCAAGCGAATCATGGTCAAAGTCGCACATGCGCCAGATCATGTCAAGCTCGTCCTTGGTACAACACTCAGCTAATTGGTCTGCGGCCTCACCGTTGTACACGATACTGTATTCATCAACCAGTTCACAGTAGCGCATGTCTTCAAGTGACTCGAACTTGTAGAACTGGTATAGTGGACCATCTTGTTCCTCTGCTCTTGTACAGATAACGTAGTACATTTTTATCTCCCTTTCTATGGAAAACGGTAGTGTTCATTTTACTTTATGAACACTACCGCGACAAGAACTACTTTGTCAATTATGCGACTTCGGCATACTCAATAGCCTTGGTCAGTGCCTTACGCTTGGTGTTCGCGCCGGAGCCAAACCAAGCAGAGTGCAAAGCGTTACCCTCAGCCTGCGACTTTTTCTGGTGATCCACCACATAGGTCACAGCGTTGAGCGCACCCCACCATGTCCCCTTGGCGGAAGACATGTTAGCTCCAGGACTGGTTTCCACAGCCTCTTTTACAAGTTCCGCTGTGCGCTTGAACTCCTCGTGCAGAGGCGGTAGCTCGTCTGGGTTAGGTGCTTTGGCTCGCTCAATGAGCAGGTTCGGTTGGAACAGCTCGGCAATGAAGTTGTCAAGATCGAACTTCTTAGCTTTCTTGCTAGACAAGAACTCGGACTGCTCTTGGAACTGTTTCATTTGCATGCCACTCAAGCCCAAGGCTTCCTCAGCCGCCCGTTGGATCTCCTCGTCGAACATTTGTAGGTGTAAGACGCGGAAGCGTTGACCTTGCGTGTTCAGTGCCATCGTGAGTGTGTTGTTACAAACCACACGGATAGGCGTGAACATAATGGTCATTGCCTTACCCACTTGGTGACTATTGTTCAGGAGTAGGTAACCCTTCACCTCGTCGTCACCTGCTAGGCGGAACTGGTCGGTCAGCTTGGCTAACCCCCAGATGTCCTTACCATCTTTCAGGCTACCTGCTGTTTCCATAGTCATGTGGCCTGCATCGGTAAACTTCTTGAAGAAGTTCATCACTTCAGAGTTTTGGAACGGTACATAACTTTCACCGCAGGGCGACAGCACTTTGTTATCGCTGTCCCGCACCAAGAAGTAGTTGTCTGGTGCTCGCAGGAAGTTTGCTTCACTGGTAGGGTCGTTCAAGTTCCAGATGTCTGGGCTGTCCGTTGTGTAAGCAGGACGCTTACTAACTGTCCAGTCAATCTGTGCGGCCTTCAGCATTTCTTCAGGTGACATAGTGTGGTCAACCTGTGTGCCTAGTCCGTGCCAAGGGGTCTCCCCCGCATACGCCATTGTTTCAACTAAATGTGCCATTGTTCTCTCCTTTCTACGAGTTAGTGGCTAGGGATAGCTACATGAGGCAGGCTTTCATAACCCTCGGGGATCACATCGAGCCATGCTTCTTTGGTTGGTGAGAGTAACAGTTTAAGCCGCATCTCTGCACCGTCGTTGTGTGGCATTGTAAATACCACAGGGAAAAGCGTTTCATCGTCGAGCTGTTCAATAACATCTTCGCGAATGCTACGGTTGAAGCCGTAGTGGATCGCATCGTTGTTGGCAGTTCGCAGAGAACGCTTATCGAAATACTTCACTGTTGTCATAGGCTACTCCTTTCTGTGTTTGCCTTATTGCCCCTGTAGTATGGCGCAAGATGTTTGCATTGATAAGTCTTATTTGTTCAGTATGGTAGCGCATACCCCTGACTAAACATTGGGTGAACTAGATGCAAGTTTTCCTTGGCACGGGTCAGTCCTACATAGAACACGCGGGCTTCGTCATCATCATGGGAATCAAGTTTACGCCACATACTATATGGGCGGCGCATGGTATCAGTCAACAGCATGACGTTGTCGGCCTGTGCGCCTTTGGCTGAATGAATAGTGGATATCCGTATGCGTGGTGTTTCGGTTAAGCTCTCGCCTTTTCTTAAGCAAGCCTTTATGTAAGTGCGGTCTCTTTCGCTAATCTTGCCTAGCCCTACTTCCCAAGACTGGGAGTGTAAAAGCCCGTGGTCGCGCTGTAGATCATCCAGGGAGTAAAACACACCGTCCTGACCATCAGGCATTGTTTTGTAACCGTAAGCGATTTGCGAGTTGAGGAGCATGTGCTTGTAAACCAACCTCACTTGATCGGCAGTCAAACGGTTACCGTCACGCACATGCTCCCACAACCTGACTGCCTCGAGGACTTTACTATCAATGCTTTTTGAGCCATTGTAAATGTACAAATGTCCTCGGCGGCGTACTTCTTCCTCAATCTGCTGTGCGCCTCGGGTAGTACGACTAAGTAACAACCATTCACCATCAGTGAGGTCTACCTCTTCGGAGTGCCGATGCCAGAACACATTGCCGTTACTATCCTTTGGCAAGAAGGTCTTCCTCCTTCGACCAACCACGCGCTGAATTACTTTATTGCTGAGTGTATGGTGCAAGGCGGGAATGCGGTAGCTCTGATCGAGCAAAGTGACTTCACCACCCAAGTTTACAAAATAGCTCACGTCTGCGCCCGCGTAGCGGAAGATAGCCTGATCATCATCTCCGGCTATGTAACAGATCTGCGAGTTAGCTTCTAGCATGTGAACCATTTCCCATTGAATGGGAGATAAGTCCTGTGCTTCGTCAATGAACACCACCTCTAGCTTAGGACACAAACCTCGGGCAATAAATTCCTCGAGCATGCCTGCATAATCCTGCAAACCAAAACTCTTTTTCCAGTGTTCTAAGCCTCGGGCTACATATTCCACACGCGCCCAGTCGGTACGCAATGGGACGATGCTGTCGTTGTACACCTTACGCAACGGTTGGCGCAGAATACGGGACATGTTTATTATTTCAAGGAACTTATCGCCATAACCAAAGTCCTTGTATGGTCCTTGGTCAATCGGTCCGCCACTGTAGAACTTGCCAATCTTCAGCCAGTCGGCAACTTCTTGGTACTTATCCCCTGTCATCACCTGTGAATGTGACAAGCCCGTCTGCATAAACGCTAGGCTGTGCAGTGTTCTAAAGAATGGTAGGTCTTTTTTGGTGAGGTTAAACTTCTGGCAGGCGCGAGTAATGGCTTCGTCTGCCGCCCTACGGGTGAAGGCAAAATATCCAATGCGATCAGGTGCTACGCCCGACTGAAGGTATTGTTCAACGAGGCCAAGTAGCCTCGTTGTTTTACCCGTTCCTGGAGGACCAAGAACGATGTGCATTAGATAATACCCTCACCTGCGGGGAGGTTTGGCAACGGAATCTCAGACTCATCCGTTTGGAAGTACTCTTGCGGTAAGTACCAGACATGGACACCCTTTCCTCGTACACGCCAGAACATTTTTTCTGCTTGTAAGTCTTGCAGTCTTAGCGTGATCTTGTTCGAAGTGTAGTGGTTGAAATCGTTTACCGACAAGTGCTTTTTAATGTCTTTGACTTGGAAGTAAACATTACCCTCAGCCCATACCGCTACGCCTTGCAAGATGTCCTCACGCTCTTCGCCCTTGGCTCTTTCACAGCAGAACGCATGCAGTAAGTCTTCAAACTCACCCTTGAGTGTAGCATCGGGTGGTACTTCTACAACGGTTAGGTTATCCAACAGCGTTTGGATACGCGTCTGCCATGTCCGTTGGTTGACCGTAACAGGATACTTGTTTATCTGCCCCACACATTCCTTTTGGAACTGAGCTTGGCTAGTCAAACCGTTTGTACTTAACTCCAACCGTTCACCATCTACGTTCAGTATCCAAATCGGTGGATCACCATCGATCTTGGTAAGGCTAGACATATCGCTACCAACACCACTTGGTCCGACCCCATACTTGCGGAGCTTGCACACATCTTTGTCGCAGAACGGCTTGATGGGTTGGTCTTCACACTTGTAGAAGTAGTCTTTCTTCTTAAGTTGGCGGATCACCATGCCGACTTCATTGTGGCTGAGTGGTGGGTGTAAGTAATCCATGTTGTAGCGTTGGACTAAAACTTCCCAGTTATCAGCATCATACAGTCTTGCATACACACCAAGGTTGAACAGAGCATTGTTACGCGAACCCTCGCCAAAACCTTTACTACAAAGATGCTGTAAGCACGGTGGTCCCTCTTCTAGTACGCCTTCCTTTGTACCAAAAGACATGTTGAGTTTACGAAACTTGGCAGGAGTAGTCACATACTGTGTTGCGTATGGGATAAACAACTCTAGTTCCAAAGCCTCCCCGTGATCATCGTAAGCATAGCGGGTAGACTTGTCACCGCCGTGATACGGCATATTCAGGAAGTTACCTGTATCACCACGGTCTAGCAAAATGGTTGTTTGTTTGGGGAAGATCTCACTTCCAGAGTACCCAAGTGCGGCACTCAGCTCTGTCATTCTGCGTTGCATTTCTTCAGCTTCGATTGGCTCACTTAGGAACATCCATACATGTGCGCCGCCGCTTTTAGTCCTGCCGACCACGGCAGGGATTTTGTTACCGCGCAGAGTTTTAACTAACTCTTTGTGGTTGACATCATATTCATCAATGTCAATAGCACCCCATTGACATGTGTTGTCGCTTTTAATGGGAATAATCCCAAGACCTGTACCACCTTTGATGTGTTCTTCCCACATCGCAACCGTGGTTGGCTCACGAATAACCTTTGCAGTTCCTTGCTTTTTCCCATCACTCTGGCGACTTCCTTTAACGACAAATGTTCCATGGGCGATGTCGCTACCCTTGAACAAGTCATAGAAACTTTGTGCGAGTGACATATTTTCCTCCAACGAAAAGGGTGGAACGGTGTACTACAATAGGGTGCAGTACACCGTCCCGCAGTAGTGGGGCGATCAACCCCCTCCACTGTCTGGTTACATGACGGAGTCTTCAAAGACCTCGCCAGTGTTTTCGTCGAAGTTGGACGAGGCGGACTTATCTTCCTTGACCTCGACCTCACCTGCCTTAACAGACTTGGCAAACCCGATACCCATCTCGAAGACGTTTACATCATCTTCGTTATCTAGGTCTAGGCTACGCTCACGCGATACTTCCCAACCATACCATGTACCTTTGTCGTTCTGCTCCTGTACGGTAGAAAGACGATACACCTGTGACATCAACGGCAATGTATATACACCGTTCTTGCCCTTGGCAGTCAGCGACTGTGCTTGGGTCAACCACTTACGCGCTTTCTTAAGCTGAGTGGAAGTCATGGTAATCAGAGCGCGTTGCGCTCCCATTGTTGGGTGAAGCATCAGCACGAAAAACTGTGCAGTGTTTGCTAGATAGTTGCCATTCGCCAACACATCTTGTCCCATATCGTTACGGGTAGTTGTGCCTACGATTGGATCGGTAGGGTCGTACGACTGTACATAGCCGCCGCCCTTTTCCCGTGGCGTCCACTCTACAAAGCGGCGATTGTAGTAGCAAGGTACAACCAAGATACCTTCCTCACCGTCGTAGGCTTCGTTCAGCACGGTATTAAAAATCATACCTGCCTCTGCACCATTTACATAAGCGGCATCGCGCTTATTAACTTGCGGACTGAGCTGTGCCAGTACTCGCAGAAATGGGATTGCTAGGTCTTCTTGTGTGACCTCACCAAACCCCAGACCACCAATTTCTTCAAAGCCTTGGTGGATAGCGATTGCTGTATTCTCTTTTACAGCGACTTCTTTTGCTTGTGCCATGATTTACCCCTTTCTCGGTTTTGTGATCTTGGCTTTCTCGCCAATAAATAACCCAAACAAATCTGCAGGAATGGCTTTACCCTGTTCAGTTTGGTCTTTTGCCCACGCCTTTAACGTCATTGGCTCTACCCACTTTTTAGTGTTCACAGCCATTCCGCGTTCAGCGAGTTCGCTTGCAAATTCATCGGCCACTTTTTCCTGCCCACGAACAAAGTTTGTAGCAACTTGGTTCTTGATCAGATCGCCGTGGTCGTTATCTACAAGCCATCTAAATGCTTCGTCTGACCGATCTTTCGGTATTGAAGCACTATAGAACTTACTAACACCGATGCTACTACCATCTTCTAGCTTTAGCTCGGTGATGTTATGCTCAGCCATAGCCGCAGGCAGTTGATCTTCAGCTATCTCCTTCAGATCACGTTTGGCTTGTTTGAGCTGTTCTTCTAGGTCTGCTACCCGCTGTTCTAGCGAGAGCTGAATCTGTGCCAGTTTACTTACTTGGCTAAGACCAGATTCATCAACGGTGCTTAGTTCTTGCGCCGCACTTTCAAAATCAACCATCATTTCCTCCTGGACGGTAGTTAAGATCAGCTTGCAATGGGAAGTATTTTTCCTCTTGCCTATCCCACTTCAACATCTTGAATCTGCCACTGTTGTGCCGTGCGGCTAACGCCGCCGCCAGAGCAATGGTTGCAGGATCACCTGCAAGTAACAGGTAATCATCGTCAGTGAACTTACTGAGCTTCCGCCCCATACGCCTAATAGTAGGTTGGGTTGAATAGCTAGTCTGCTCACCTGCGGGGATAAGTATTTCGACATCGCCGAAAGCAGTGGCATCAGTGATGTCACGCCCACGCATCTCTTGTGTTATGTATACGGTCATGCCTTTCTCCACATGTTGTACGTTCATTTATAGCATATATTGGAAATATGCTAAGTCTTGTTTGCTCAGCGACATTTGCCACTAGCTACTTTGCTTATTAGGCCAAAAAACAAAACGCACGATAAGTTAATTTTTGTCAAATACGGTCGCGCGGACCCCGAAAGTTACGAGATATTGTATATCGTATATCGGAGAAAGTTAAAAATACTTTTTTCTCTTGTTGTTATTTTACCCCTATATAGCAAAGTAGCCCGATAAATTCTTTGTTGTCGTAACTGTTGTGCCACATTAGAATACAGTAACGCCAATAGAAAGAGGCTGTCATGCGATACAAATTTAAGTTCAAGCCCTACGAGCATCAGCTCAAGGCACTAGAAAAATCATGGGATAAACCCTACTTTGCGCTGTTCATGGATATGGGTACAGGCAAGTCTAAGGTTCTGATAGACACCATTGCCATGCTGTATGACAAAGGTGAAATCGATAGTGCGCTCATTATCGCGCCAAAAGGCGTGTACCGTAACTGGGAACGCAAAGAACTACCGACACACCTGCCAGATCATATTACTGCGAACATCGTTACATGGTCACCAGAGCAAACTCAGAAAAAGAAAAAAGAGCTTGATACCCTGCGCCAAGTAACAGATGATTTGCAGATATTCCTCATGAATGTAGAAGCTCTGTCCACGAAACGTGGTCTAGAGTTTGCAGATAAGTTCTTGTTCACGCACCGTGCAATGCTTGCAGTAGACGAAAGCACTACGATTAAAAGCCGTACAGCACAACGGACTAAGAACCTTATCAAGTTAGGCAAAAAAGCACCGTACCGTAGGATACTTACAGGCTCACCTGTTACTAAAAGCCCACTAGACCTGTTTACTCAGTGTGAGTTCTTAGAAAACTACATACTCAAGCAGTCGAGCTTTTGGACGTTCCAGAACAGGTATGCCAAGATGGTTCGCCGCACGATGGGAGCGCATAGTTTCAATCAGATTGTTGGTTACCAAAACCTGACTGAGCTAAACGATATCATCGAACCGTTTAGTTTCCGTGTCCGTAAGGAAGATTGTTTGGATCTGCCAGACAAGGTGTACACCAAGCGTAGTGTAGAGCTTACACCTGAGCAGAAGAAGCTGTACGAGCAGATGCGCCGCAATGCCCTCGCAATCATAGAAGGTGAAGGCTTGATATCCGCACCTACAGTGCTTACACAGATATTGCGCTTGCAACAGGTCTGCTCTGGCTTTGCTAAGTTGGAAGACGGGCGAATGGTCACCGTACCAAGCAACAAGCTGAAGGAGATGATGTCAGCCCTTGAAGAAGTCGATGGCAAGGTTATCATCTGGGGTAACTTTACCCATGACTTACAACTAATCCGCGACGAACTGGTAAAAGAGTACGGCGAAGAAACAGTGGAAATGTTCTACGGCGAGACTCCAGGGGAAGAACGACAGTTAATTGTCGAGCGATTCCAAGACCCACAAAACCCTGTTCGGTTCTTTGTTGGGCAACCCCGCACAGGCGGATACGGGCTAACTCTGACAGAAGCACACACCGTGATTTACTACAGTAACGGCTACGACTTAGAGGTGCGCTTGCAGTCAGAAGACCGCGCACACCGCATTGGTCAAACCAATAAGGTTACTTACATAGATATCGTGGCAGAAGGCACAGTGGACGAAAAGGTACTGGTAGCCCTCCGCAACAAAATTGACATCAGTAGCCAAGTGTTAGCGGAAGGCCACAAAGACTGGATTATTTAAAGTCCTGCCTGTTTGTTTTCTACAGCAACCGAAATAAACCAGAAGAACCAAATCGTTAACCCTACTCCACAAACTATTAGAATTGATATGGCAATCTTTTCAAAAAAGTCTTTACGAGCTTTTGCTTGGTTATCCACAGCTTCTTGGCGTTGTTTACGGATATCTCCTTCCATTTTTATCAAATCATTCCACGCATCCATGCCACGGGTGTAGATAATCACTTCTCGCAGTTGTTTACGCATATCTTCTGTTTTCTTTTTAGCCATGAACATTTGCATGGCTTCTTCTTCAGCAGACTTAGCGAACACAAGTTTCTTGAACAAAGGTGGGTTACGAGCGGCTTGCTCAGCATCTTTGACAGTATTGACGGCACTCATCCAACGACCAATGTCACCCGCCATTGACTCTAGATCCCTACCGACCTCAAAGCCTTTCTTGATAACATTGAAGGCCGTGGTCGCCGCCGCTAACGCGGATATGGGATCCATGACAACCTCCAGTTATGTCATTCGGTTAGCCCCGCCTCTACGCTCGATTGCCGCTAGAGTCGGGTCAAAAGGAAATAACTCTGATGCGGAAGCCTTTTGCTGTCCGGGAGCAAGCGATGTGATTCCACCACTTGTGCTTGTTGGTGTTACAGTCGGCGCAGGGGGAGCGGGTTGGCTACCTTGCGGGACGCCAAGAGGCGTATAACTTCTTGGCGGAAGTGGCGGCGGGGGAGCCGGAGTTGGTGGTTGAGTTGTAACAGGGTTTTCTGGAACATTAGGGGTCAATATGACTGTTTCTTCTGCTCCTGGACCTGTTATATCTTCACCGTAGTCAATACCTAAGTTGAACAAGTAAGTATTGATCACCCGCTTTTGAGCAGGCGATATCTGCAATGGGGCTGTTGACTCAGGAGCTTCCGTTGCCAATGCTTTTGCAAGATTAGGATCGAACATCATTTCACGGAACAAGGCATCTGATCGTGCGCTTGATTGTGCGCTGATACTACGGCTAAGTACATAACCGATCGCCGCCCGTGGACCAAGACGTCCTTCTTGTACCGCAATAAAACGGTTGGATACACCCGCAGGAGTAGTACCCAAACTATTTGTAATGCGAGTAATCAGGTTTTCTTGTTGTACCCCTGTACCCTTCGGCATACCTGTTGCGAGGATACGCTCAGCAAGGTCTGCAATGAGATACATGTTATCAACATGAGATTTATCAAATGCGGCGTCAAGCACACGTTCGTTGTCAGAAAGCCACTGCTTGAACTTGGCAGGATTCTCCATTGCATCTGGTGCTTTGGCTAACAAACGCTGTGTGACTGCGGCACGGAACGCTTCCCCTGCTTCGGTTGCGCTCAGTTGGTCTGTATCTTTGACCACTGCTGTTTTCAGTTCGCGCATTAGCGCAGGACTGTTGAGTGCTTCGTTCAACAGTTTTTCTGGGCTGTCTGTATTCTGTGCGCGACCAATCGCTTTAAACAGTAGGTTACTGCTAATCACCCTACGCCGTGCGGTGAGGTCAGCTTGACGCCCGACCAGGTCATCAACAAGTGTTTGCGTATTGGTGATATCGTCAATTAAGCCAAGCTCCGTCAACACATCACGGTTCTTGTTAATGTACTGATCTACCTTCGTTGGGTCAAATGTACCTTTACTACGAACAAAGGCTTGGTTGCGGATTTGATCTAGTACCGTTGCCTTGATGTTATCCATGCGAGCAGGTGTTTCACCAAACAATGTCATCCACTGCCGCGCTGTGTTGGAGTTTTCCAAGAAAGTAGCCGCTACACGCTCGTCAGGTAGGTAATACTCAGGACGGTCTGCTGTTCCTCCAGGAGCTTTTGCAGTGAGTTTAATTACACCACTACGCTCGTAAGGCAGGATCACGTTTGTGTCGTACCATGCACGGAACTCTTCAAACTTCTCATTGGTACGACCATACGCCGTACCCATGTTGTCTAATTCTTTTGCAAGAATAGCAAGTTGACGCACAGCAGTCTTGTTACCCACTGCCATGTTCTTACCGATTTCTGAGCTAACTTGGTCACGGAACGTTTTCCAGTCTTGGAAAGACATCCTGCCATCTTTGAACTCGAACTCAATGAACTGTCAGTTCTCCATCACGGAAACGAATAGCCGCCGTAATTGCATTCAACTTGCGCTGACTGTTGGCGCGGGTAAACTCAGGACTACCTGTTGTTTCTAGGCGGGTTTGGGTAGCCAACAAAGGTGCGTCCATCGTGGTTTCTGCAGGACTTAACGTAATCGGCTCATCTGCGTATGGGTTCAAGCGGTTTTCAATATCAATAGCGCGTTGAACGTTTGCTTGACCTTCTGGTGTTGCCGCCGCCGCTTGGACTTCTGCGTTCAGTTCGCCCTGTGCTTTTTGACCACGCTCTCCTTCTCCGGGAGCTTTTTTGCCTGCACGAACTTGAGCTTCGTCTATCCCACCACCTATTTTATCTTTAGTCCATGTAATAAGTCTGGCTCCGGGAAGGTTTTTACCTCCGTAGTAAATCGCGGCAGGAGCAAGTGGGATGAGGCTACCAATCGCACGACCAGTTTCCCCGCCGATATCTTCACCAACTTCACCGCCTGTAGCAGACGCCGCACCGAATCCTGCTTCCAAAGCGGCAGTAGATCCTGGAGCAACACGGTATGGATTGAGCATTGACTCAGCAACCAGTTCCCGAGTAGTTAGTTGGCTCGGTGCTGTAGTTGCTCTCAGTGCGCTAGGAGCCGCCGCCGTAGCTTGAGCCGCCCTACTTTGCATACCGATAAACGGCACGGCCATTGCCGTACCTTGACCTGCCGCACGAGTGTACTCTGCGGCTTTACCTTCTTCTGGCTGTAGACCTGCATATCTACCTGTACCGTAGTGTAAAAGGTGCGGGATAATAACCTTTTGTGACTCGTAATCACTACTGTTAAACACACGGCTGAGAAAGTTACGATCAACGGTTCCTGGCTCAACAACACCCGCATACTCAAGACTACCTGCAACGGCGTTGATAGCGGCATCTGGTAAATATAGGATCAGGTCGTTAAAGCCACGGCTGAAGTCACCAAGCAAGCCCATATCAAAACCACTGGTATCGCCTTCTTCCATACCCAAGGCTTGAGCGGTCGCTGATAGTTCACCCTGACCAGTCATACGGCTAGGCAAAACCCGTGTAGTTGTTTCTATCTCAGCTTGGGTAGGCGTAACTGCTCCCTGCTGACTAGGTAAACGAGGATCCGTTGGATTAACGAATGTCTGGCTGTTTTGGTAAGCCTGTACATCCTCTTCCGTTGGAGGTCCGATTGTGACTGGTCCTGCCATTACTACACCTCTTACCGAATATTGATGTCTTTGCCGATTTCTAGATCAACAAAGTCTTTACCCTTCCACAAGTTCTGTGGAATGCCATTACGTTGTGCTTCACTTGCGGTCATGCGGATAACCCTACCATTCAATGCGTCACGATTACCTGCGTTCGCCATAGTGATGGTCAAGTATTCAAACTGTCCAGGAGCTCCGTACATGAATGGATCATTCACGCTACCCGTAGGAATAGCGTTCAACTGTGGGATCTCATCGCTGTCTGAAAGCAGACCACGGTTAAAGGATAGTTCGTTCTGCAACACGCGCATCATTTCTTGGAACTTGACCTCTGACATGTTCGGGTTCTTCCAGAAACCTTCTGGGTTTTCCGCCATCTCACGAATCAACTGCTGTTCCGCAACCGCGTAACGGTCAGAAAGCGCAAGAGCTCGGGACAAGTTTCGTGCAAACAAGTTCATTTGTTGTCTGCCACGCTCGGTTGCCGCGTATTCTGTCAAGCCTGCCCATGAATCAGGAGCAACTGCGCCAACCACGTTAGAAGTCCACGCTTTAACAGTGTTCAGCGGACCAATGGCATCGCCAATGTTAGGTAGGATTTCGTTTGCCGCAGTAATCGCCTGCGTCATATCCATTACCTTACGTTGAGCTTGCTCTACTTGTTGGCTTGTCATATTAGCAAAACCGACCCCAGGATTCGGTACTGTGTAAACCATCGGGTTACCACTGACCAATGCTCCTGCATCATCACGCACAGGTGCTTCCAGAGCATACGCCGCACCCACAACAGGCTTACCTGCCACTGAAGACAAGAACGTCTGTCCTGCTTTTGGTCCTGTTTTAACAGTAACGAACACACGACCCACGCCATCAGGCTGTGCCACTGTAAGTACATCTTTTTCGTTACCACGAATGAATCCTGCCGGAGCCACTTGAGCATTAGCAGGGTTACCATCTGGGCTGACGAAGTAGATACCACCCGTAAAGAATCCAGGAACTTGGCTATAACCACTTGGTGAAGCAGGATCAGGAATCAAAATATCTTCCCGCTTGGCTTTGCTGAGGTCAACAGCTGATGTGCCACCCTTGGCTTCAGCAATATCTTTTGTCCATAGTGAGTACCCCTCGGGTATAGGCTTGAAGCTACCACCGTCCGGATCGACCATCTTGAGACCATCGGCGGTACGACGTACCCCGATAATATCCCATGATTTAGTTTCTGGGTTGTATTTACCCCATGATTCAGTAGCTGTCGTGCCATACTGGTTATTAGCGTTCCATTGAGCTAACACCTCTTTGTTGAGTACATCAGCACGGTTAGCATCTAATGTAATACCATTCTTAATTGCATCACTTGCCGCGCCCAATACTGCATCGGTTGCTTTAGAGTTAGCATTGACTGAACGGTTGATAGCATCCAGAGCGACGTTCAACTGTGCGCCTTGGAAGGCTTGTGCCATCTGGTCAGACTGGCTAATCGCACCTGTAACGATGTTAGCTTCTGCCGCATCACGCGCCCTTGCTTGTTCTTTAGACTCAGCAAGTGCCGCTAATTTAAGTTGACGGTCTTGCTGTGCTTTAGCCGCCGCGATAGGTGCTAACTTTTCAGAAAGAACACCGCCGCCTTCGATTGCCGCGCCGAGTAAGTTCTTATCAGACTGTGCAACAGCTTGACCCGCTTGAGCAAGTGCAAGGTACGCTTGCAGTTGAGCTTGGTCATCATCGCCTGCGCCGAGCATATCTTGATACTCTTTAAGCAGTTCAGCCGAAGTTCGTTTTTGAGGTAGGTATTGCTCTAGCAACCCACGGTTACGAGCAATCAAATCTTCAGGTGTTTGCGTTTTAGGCATATACGGAGAAAGCTGATCAAGTGCTTCCGTTGTACTTGGTCCTGCACCAAACTGAGCTGATTCTAAATAAGGTTTCATCAACTGCATGTATTCGTTCGCGTAGCCACTAACATTCCCCATGTCAATGCTTTGCAGACTAGGGCGAGTGTTTGTTTCTACATACGGTAGATTCAAGGTGGGTACGGCAGGTCGGGGACCAACATTGATTTGCGGTATTTTAGGTATGACTTCCCCATAAGGACTACTACCTACCTGACGACGAACAGGCTGTTCACCTGCCATCATACGCATCATTGCCTCCTCCATTCCTGGAGCTTGAACAGCGGAGGCTTGGCTAAAATTTCCGGCGGGCTGTCCACCTCCCGCCTGTGGCATAGCATTAGCGATTCCACCTTCGGGGGCATTATTCTGGATCATGTCCATAATAGTAAAGGTAGGCTGAAGCATAGCTAGAACACTGGTCGGTGTTTTATTGGCATCTGTTTTACCAACATAACTCGCGAGTTCTTGGCGACGCTCTTTTTCAGTAGCTTGGTCACCACGAATAGCATTCATTGCTTCGTCTACCGTTTCTGCTGTGTCCAACTTTTCGATGGTATTTTGGGTCATACCTGCAAGTTGCGCGAACCCTTGTTCTGCTGTTGCCTGCTCAACAGCAGGATCAACCAAACCAGAAGTAATACCTGTTCCTACAGAACTAGGAGCAGGCATAGCCCCTGCGAACATTGGGCGGTTCATTACACCATTAGCCATTAAACAATCCCCGCTTTATTTGCCGCACCGTAAAGACCAAGACCTGTTGCCGCACCACCAACAACCTGATTCAACAGGCTAGGCTGAGGTGCTGTAGAAACGCTGAGCGTTTGTTGCGTCGTAGGCGCACCACGCAAGATATCACTGTAGAAGCCGAGACGTTGGTATGGCTCGTAAATATCTTGCATCTGGGTTTGACGTTGCGCTTCCAGACCTTGTTGAGCAACTTGACGTTGTTGTTCGCCAAGCGTTGAAAGAGTTTGTATGTCTTGACGGCCGAGGTTAGAACCAAGTTCACCGAGTGCCGCTTGCTGTACGCCGAGCTGACCAAGCTGACCTGCCGCCTGTACACCAAGCTGACCGATACCCAAACCTGCTTGCTGAGCGCGTTGCTGACCTTGCTCGTAAGCACTCATCGCCGCTTGTTGCGCTTGCATAAAGTTTTCTGCTTGCGCTCTTGCCAAAGCATCGGCACGGTTGCGGTTGAGTTCAGATTGTTCAATCGCCGCACGACTACCACCGAACGCACCCGCTTGGGCTTGTCTTTGTCCCAACTGTGACTGCTGTATGTTGTACGCACGGTTGATTTCGTTTGCAACCGCTTGTTGATACGGATTCATGAACGCCGCCGCTTGGCTTGGATCGTATTGACCCATAGAACCTTGCAGATTAGCAATAGCCTGTGGCTGTGTAGCGGTGAGGCTACCAATACCGCTTGTAAACGCGCTCTGTGCGCTTTGAAGGTACGGTTGGTAAGTACCTACCCCTTGCGTTGCTAGACTCGCCGCTCGCGTTTGCATGGGGTCGAGCCCTGCCGCTTGGATAGCAGGTAGACCACCTGTAGGCTCGCTTGCTGTTAGAGCCTTGGCTTGTTCCATGAGGCCAATTTTATAGGCCTCAATTCCGGGGGCTTCGCGTTGGATTATCTCTTGTTTTTCAGCCATTACACAGCCCTCTGCTCAAAGTCACGCATCATTGAATACATCCGCTGTGCGCCTTTTCTTCTGTCACCGCCACCCGCGCCGCGTACAGCCCGAGCGTTCATCACAAACTCACCGTCACTTAACAGTGCAGGTATTGAATCACTGGTTGGTGTTCCAGGACCAACGATTTCACCACCACTTGCCGCTCTGATATACGGATACATCGCTCTGTTGTACCCACCAAGAGCAAGATCAAATGGACTAGTGTTTGCCGGAGTGGGTGTGTTAGCCGCTACAGGAGCAGTATTTTGAGCTACCATTTGTGCAATAGTTTGCCCAGAACTACCTCCCGATGTTCTTACTGCAGGAGGCGTAAAGGTTGGATCTTGATAATATGGGTTACGACCATAGAAGTCGGATCCGAAACCATATTTCCCAGGATCTTGTGCGTAGTAATCTTCACCTGTAGGCATATCTGCAATAGAACCATCTTCTGGTTGTTCGCCAAACACACCTAAAACTGCGCCATCAGTCGCATAATCTGCACCAACTGCCGCCGCAGTTCCCGCCGCCGCTAGTGGGAGGTACTGTTGTGTCATGCTAGGAGCTAAGGCAACCTTGGCTTTTTCAATAGCGGCTGTTTGTATTGCCGCCGTATCAATCGGTGCGGCCTGCAACCCTGCATTTACAAGAGACTCGTTTACTTTAGTCGCCGCCACGATATCTGCGTTGGCAATTTCAACGGCCTTGTTTGCAATCGCATCAGGTGTTGGTTGGATACTTGGACGACTTGGACTGATGTAGTCACCGTAAAACTCTACTGGACCATAATTATCTCCAGGTATCGCGGCTTTCTTAACATCACCAAAGAATGTTTTCGGTTCTGTAGGGGGTGTTTGTGTGAGGTCTATGCCTGCACCACCTGTATCTGGGCTAATGGGATATTGTTCTGCCCCTGTTGGTGGCACAGGAGCAGTCTGCACAGGAGCAAGTTGGCTCTGTGCTGTTGTGCCTTGGGCTTTGATGTTTCCAAGTGTTTGACTGTACTGCCCGCTAAATGGATTAACAGGTGTGAATGCTTGTTTCAAGCTGAACTCACCAAGCCCTGCGGTTGGGTTAGCCATAGAGCCAAAGAACTTGCCTGAACCAAAGCCTTCGCTACCACCAAAGGCGACATTACCAAGCCCTGCCAGACCACCAGAAATAACAGCAGACTTCAATGAGTCCTTAAAACTGTTTCCTGCAATGAGGTTGCCTGCCAGACTACCGATTCCTGTAGCAAAAGCGATAGGCATGGCAGGCAGTAAGAAAGGAGCGGCAATCGGGAGGATAATTGGCGCAACTTTCTTGACGACGTTAGCGACCTTTTTAACAGCCTTCTTAACGCCTTTGAAAATCTTTTTAAGGAAAAACTCTGGTTTACCTGTAACGGGGTTAAGACTGTTGAGCTCGTTACCTACAATGTAACGCTCTGGCTCAATACCCATTTCTTCAAACTGTTCCCACAACATGCTTTTGAGGCGGGGATTGTTTTCCAAAACTTCCATGGGAACCATTGTTTCGCCTTCAGCGGCGTGAACAATGTAAGTGTCGCCATTACGCCCGAACTCTGCCAGAATATCGGCGGCGTCACTGTACTGCTGAATACCCCCTTCCGGAACCATCGGGAGTTCTTGAACTTCATATCCTAAAGAGGCAACACCTTGCATTCTATCCACCTTAATGTTGTATCGGGCGATATGCAGGGTCGCGAAGCCTGATCTGCGCTGTATTCATAGTACTCATAACAGTCAAAACTCGCAACCTTAACCTACACCACCACCGAGCGCATGAGGCACGGTTACTTTTATTTCCACATGTTTAGACTCACTGCCTGTCCATGGGTTACCACAATCAGGGCAATTACCATTCGGGTAACTCTGTACCTCTGCGGGCGTATCTACCAAGTTGCCGCAACCTTCTGTGGCACATGCAATAATGTCTCGGCTTGTACTAGGCGACCACCGAGAACCATCGTTCATTACCAATACTGTGCTGTCTGTCATGATATTTCCACCGTCACCGTTCCTACGGCTGTTGTTGCGGAGAAGCTACCCGAATGGACATCTCCTAAGCGTTTGATTTTGACAAACCCGTTTGCTTCAAACAGGTCGCCTTGCTCTAGTATGTTTGCCACCCCGTCACTCGGCATGTCTTGAATATTCAGTACAGGGTTGCGTTGCTCATCAATAACACGGTCTAAGTTACGCGCTAATTGGTTGACGTAGTTAGAGTCATAAGCCCTTGGAGCAACGGGCAATATGGTACGAATAACTTTGGTTGTCATCTTCTACCATCTTGCTGAACTTCTAAACGAGGCGCACCAACACGCCATTTAACACCTGTCGTGTCGTTTTCAACACGGAAAGACATTTGCCTGCCGCGAGCGCGAACATACACTTCTTCTGTATATTCCTCTACAGGCGTAGCAACAGACCGAGTAACTGTGCCACTAGCAGAGGTACTGTATGAGCCCCCGCTAAAATCGCGGCTTTTCATAGTTAGCGTCACAACAGGACTACTTGCAGTAGACCCACTAAAGGTAAGGTCAGGCAATATGCGCCTGATCAACATAAACTGATAACCTTCGCCTATGTCAAAATCGCTAGATTCTATATACGCATCAATCGCACTGGGGGGATCTGTACTGCCGTCATCTAAACCAAACTCGTGGTTATATAAAAAGTTGTCTGTACTGGTTGCTTGTGGGTAACTGCGCTGACCACTTGCTCTATCATTCCAAGCGGTGCGTTGTAGAGTACCGTAATACCAAACTTGTTCAGCATAGTTATACACAACATAACGATCAATCTCATCTGAACCAGAACTACAGTAATACCACCAGATCTCATTCTGGCTTGCTAGGCTACCTGCATGAAACTTGAACGACTGGTTACGGTTCATGTCGCTAAATACATAATCCCGTACAGAACAAGGGATAGGGGTTACACGACCGTCGTACAGATAGAAGTTTTCTTGCCCCATCCAAAACACAAGATCGTTCACACCGATTGCGGTATTCGGACCTGCGATACGGACGTTGTCAGCAAGTAGTGCTGTGCCGAAAGTATACGGTGCGCCGACAAATTGAACAGAGTGCAAAGAGTGGTCTGTCCAAACAAGGATCTGCCGAGTAGTACGGATTGCGGTAACAATCTCACTGCCTTGTGATAACCGCAAATCACCTGCTGTGTTTTCTGCGGTAGGTGTCCAATCAGTCAGGCTTTCTTGGCTTGACCAACGGATCAACAGTGGGTCTTGGTCTGCACTGTCTATTGCGTTCGCGCCGAAACACAAAACGTGACGATCAATTTCAGACACCAACACTTTACGAGCTACTGTAGGAACATCGCTCGCGCCAGACAAGGAGCTAAGAGCTACTGCACGAGTGCTAGTACCACCTGTTGCATCCCAGTAATAAATAGTGCCATCAGCAATGTTACATATAAGGTCTTCACCAAAATTATCCGCAAACCATAGGCGTAATGTTTGCCCAGAAAGTGAACCTGCGCCGCTACCCCAAGTAAAACGACCCCAAGTGCCTGCGCCCCATCCGGGACCAAGGATGGAAGTGTTCAGCCCTGTAGAAATTAAGAATATACACTGCCCAGAGGCTCCACCACCAGAAACACTGCCTGTGATAGCTGAGCCTGTGGTAGTGATTGTGAAGGTTGTTGTGGTTGGTACAGACTGTATTTCAAACTCATCATTCAATTGAACCGCCGTAATACCGTCTGTATCTGTTAGACCACTGAGTATGATGTAGTCGCCTACCGAAGCCCCGTGTGCAGAGGAAGTGGTTACAGTGACTGTGCCGCTACCTGCACCACCCGTTGTTTCAATAGGGTCTGTACCTAAGCTGACAGTTGCACGAATCGGAGTGATATCGCTCAATGCACCTGAGTCTTCTAAGTATATTTTAGCCTGACTAGCCATGAACAAAAGATTCTGGCTGTCCAATGTAGTGAAATCATGTAACTTACGGACTGTGCCTATAAATTGCGTAGAACCAGTTTTTGACCACCCACCCATACGCTCCGCATACCCGTATCTAAAACGGATATAGTTGCCGTCGTACCAACCACCTTCGTTAGAGTAACTTGTACCCTCGCGGTTGATTCCTGGTTTGAATTGGAGCTTGGTAAAAGGCATTACTCAGCTACCCAGTTGGTTGTGTCTTCATCCCAGTAATAAGATTGCCCGTCATCAGGGTATGCAACAGGTGCTTCCCACAAACAGGATGTTTCGTTCAATATCCACGATGCGAATGGCTGAGGAGAAATAAATGCGTCACGGTCAGCATCGTAAGTGTAGCCGACACCAGCATAGTTCTTGCGGAATGGAGTGCCGCCATTAGAGTGTGTTCCGCCAACAGTATTGTAGCTTGTGCGCTTACAAACCTGTCCACGCTTCATTGCGTAGTATTGTTCCCAGTCAAAACCTGTCTCGTCCTTACCTACAATGACTTGAGTGACCACGTTGTTTTCATCTAAAAATGCGTAATGTGCCATCGTCTCAACCTTACCCAATACTAACTGTGTCAGAGCCAGCAGTAATGACTGTCTGGTTTTTACCGTTTACAACTGAAGTGGAGGCAGTCAATCCAGAGCCAACCGTGATTTCGTAGTCTGTTGCGTAGCGAACGATAACAACCCCAGAACCACCGGCTCCGCCATTTTTTGCACCGTCTCCTGCGCCGCCACCACCACCACCGGTGTTTGAAGTACCGTCTTGTCCATTTGTCCCACCGCTATCGCCGCCATTATCACCGCCGCCACCAGTACCTCCGGATACAACAGTGTTGTTACCCCCAGAGCCTCCGCCCGCAAAAAATCCTGAATCACCAACGCCTGTCCCGACCACTGAAGAATAATCTCTGCCGTCACCGCCGTAGGATTGACCATCGGTATTACCAGCTTCACCAGCCCCGCCGCCACCGCCAGATTGCCCAGTAATTGCGTCACCGCCGTTATTTCCAAACCCTGTTCCACCGCCAGAGTTTGATTGTGTGCCGGAAGCCCCAGTTGATGTAGTATTTGTCGGTCTTCTTGCGCCACCACCAGAACCTCCGCTTGCAGGATTTGCGGCTTGCACCGCTCCGCCGCCACCACCAACAGCTACGATTGCACCAAAAACAGAATTTGACCCTGAATTAACGTCGGAACCACTTGTACTAGCGGAGCCACCAGCGCCGATTGAAACTTCATAAGCCGCTCCTCTAGAGATGACTGCTGTGCTGTAATAAACTAGGCCCCCTGCACCGCCACCACCACCTTGGTCGTGTCCACCTGCACCGCCGCCAGCGACTACAAGAATTTCGACAGGTAGTACAAGCCCTTCACTGATGCTGGACGATAGAGCATCTAGGCCGACTGCACCGTCTGTGATGGAGTTTGTATTGATTTTGCTAATCGTCATACTGGCTCCTCCGGCCAGACCACATCGTCTAGGCTCGTGTATGTCTCTGTAATATCCCGCAGTGCTTGGCGGTAGGCTGTCTGTGCCGCTGTCATCGTCAGGTCAGATGATGCCCACCAGTCTGTGTTAGCGAGACGTTGGTTGCGTTCGGCTCGTAAGGCCATCATG